GACTTGCATTGCGCAAGGACTGGACATCTATCGCAAGTTTGGCGAGCCTCAGGGTCCATTGCTTTGGGACTTTCGGGGAACCACCATTCGTTCCAGCGATCGGGCTCTAACGCTGGGTCCGGGGCGGGCCTTTTATTGCACAGGCCTTCGCAGGTCCAAGGCGTTGCCTCGTTGAATAGGTACTCGGCTTTAACTGGCACCGTTACTCCGATCGGCTGCTGTAGTCACGGTCACGAGAACTGAGGGCTTAGGAGATTTGCGCGGGCAATTAAGAATGATGCGGTTGACAAAACGTGGCGCGTCGTTTGCGATCACCTTCGCGTCGCATAGCCCATCGGTAATACCCTTGATGGCGACAGCCGGCGAGATGTGATCCTTGAGACGTCCAGGCCCATAGACCGTGAATTCAATATCAACGGGGATATCGAACCGCGCTCCTCTGTTTGCTTTAAGCGCCCACACCGCCGTTTCACGCCAATACTTTTCTTCCGCACTTCGCTCCCAGTGGCTTGCGTTGGAAATTGCATTGAGGCTTTTAGGTTCGCCAGGGACGGAGAAGGTCAGCTCATTCATGCTGTGAGTTCCTGTTGGCCGAGTCGCTTTAATGTTGACTCAGCGAGCAGACGCATCCTGTTATCTGTCGAGATCGTCTTTTCAAACAGCGGCTTGCTGGGATCACGAATCGGCTCGGCCTGTTGTCGCTTGATTTGCAGTACTTCACTGATGACCGGATCTGAACCCTCGTCAGCGGTGAGATAGTAAATAGCCGGTGTTGTCTTCTGTCCGTCACGATCTAGGCGCCCAATACATTGTTTGTGCTGTTCGGGCGACCAGTCGAGTTCACCGAACACGCCGACGTTGCAGACATCTTGCAGCCCGTCAATGCCTGCACCTGAGCGCAACGACATGATGAGGATTCTTGAGTGACCATACAACGGGCTTCGGAACGCGTCATATGCAGCGTTCTTTTGGGTTGCTGATTCCGAACCTGTGTAAAGGACTGGATTGAATTCAGCGAGCCGTTCCATCCACAGTTCATAAACTGCCCGGTGCCATCCCCATAAAACAATTCGGTCAGTGGACTCAAGCAGCAGACGTACGAATTCAGCGACGTAAGGAGCTTTGGCGATGCCCGTTGCTTGACGTAGACGCCAGTCGAGATTGCCAGCGGCGATGAAACGGTCTTTCTTGTCGGCTGTGTTGCTAAGGATCATCCGCGCCATAGCTGCAACATCGCCGGCTACCTCATCAAGTGCGCTCTGATCTGTCTCTACCGTTTCCTCCATGATGAATGGCTCCGGCATGTCTTGATGAATGTCTTGCCGTGTGCGACGTAATAGGAGACCGGAGTCACGTAGATAGGTTCCAAGAGCTGCAGGGTTCTTGACATGCTCATGCCCGTTCGACCCTCCCCCACCCCATTCACGCAAGAACTCTTCGCGTGACCCGAGTGCATCGGGTGAGAGGATTTGCATGATGTTGTGAATCTCAGAGCCGTAATTGAAAACGGGAGTTGCCGAAAGTCCGATGACCGTTTGCGCACCTCTAGCTACTTGAGCCGCAGCCATGCCCTTTTGCGTGCCTTGCCCGTGACGGAGTTCTTGCACCTCGTCAAAGATGACCGTGTTCGCCTGCCCAGCAAGGGCATCGCCCCACCCGGCGAGTTTTGAATAGCCCATGATTAGTACGTTGGGTGTCTGGCCTTTCAAAGCGCGCACCTTGGCGAAGTCGTAGGGACTCCCCTGCTTGATGACATGGATGCGCAGCAACGGCCAGAGTTCACTCAGTTTGTCGACCCAATGACGCGGAAGATGGGTCGGCACAACGATCAATGCGGGCAGCGCACCCTCAAAGCCAAGCAAAAACCCAGCACTTATAGTTTTTCCGAGCCCCAAGTCATCTGCAAGCAACATCCGCTGGACGCGTTGGGCAAGCGCCACAAATTGTTCCTGATGTGACCGCGGCGTCATGCCTGCTGATGCCAGAGGAACGAGAGGGTCGATGTGCCCGGAGAGAATCGCGTCGATTGCCTGAGCTCGTTCACGATGGGCATCGGCGCGCTTAGTCAGGTGTTCCGCGACCTCCTCTGACATCTCGAGCGGGTATCGCTCAGCCACCCACTCGATGTCGCGAGCGACTTCCGGTGTGTCGGAAAGCTGAATAAGTCCTGTCGCATAGGAAGCAACCTGAGGGAATAGCCGTTTGATGCGGATCATGACATGCGGTAGAGCTTGAATACCCCACTTGGCAATCCGGTCATCGGCTTTGTAAGTGAGGGTGCCGTAGGTCGTCGTCATCGCACGCCACCCATGAATATGACCTCAACCGGTTTATTGCCAATGATGCGCGGTAGCGACAAGTGCGTTGCACGAGTCGTGATCAAAATCAACTTGTCGATCGTTGGCCACTCGGCATATCGGTGGAGTTGCCGTAGGACCGATTCGACGTTGCTTGCCACTTTGATCTCGATCCCAACTGTTCCGACGAGAAAGTCGATGCGGTCACGTGTCCCCATTCGGACCTCACGCTGAAATGAGATCCCAACGTCCGTTAGTGCTTCTGATATCCCAGCTTGCAAGTCGTGTTCATCGGCGTATGAGAAACGAGCGGTGCGGATAGTCGCCGCGATGTCCTGGGTCAGCTCCATGACTGCCTCTGTCGAGCCAGTTCGTAGCTTTCGCCACCGAGCAGACCTAAAGCTTCTGCCTCGATGGGATGGGCATGAACCCATTCATGATGAGGCCGGCATAGCGCCACTCCGTTGTCAACATCGTGAATTCGATCTGGACGTTGCTTGCGTGTTTGGATGTGGTGAGCGTGGATGTATTGATCGTGAACCCCGCAGCCCGCATATTGACAGCTGTAGTTATCTCGTTCCCTGACTGATTTCTTCCAGCGTCGGTCGGCGCTGATTGATTGGGTCATGGTTGTTCCCCTGTGAGGACGGACCATGCAAGGGCGACAGCCGGCGGCGCAACGGCATTGCCGATACACCTCAACCGCGCAGATCGTGAGACGCCAGGAATATCGGTGTAACCGATAGGGAAGCCCATCATCCATTCTGCGAATGCTGGCGAGAGCCTGCGTTTCTCGTCGTTGGGCCACGGCACAGGCCCGCCACGGATGGAGGCCCAGTGTTCTACGGCTGGTAGGTATTGTTCGCCTTCTTCGCACTTAAAAGCGTTGCGACCGTCGCTCTCATCAATTCGAGTCGGTAGTTCCTTTGCAACGCGTTCCAATTCTTCAAGCGGTAATACCCAAGCGACATCAGACAGCGTTGTGCCTAGATTCGTTGTTTCTTTCTTGGCAGTTCTATTCGCAGTCATGTTTCGCCCCCCCCCCCCCCCGTGAATCTGTGGCTGTAGGTGTCGGTAGTAATTTGGCAATGTCGCGCATCCCGAGTGCGTGGCCTTCACGTTTCATTGGGTGCTGTCCCCCGCCGCGTCCGTCGTTTGTTGTCGGAGTCGGGAGAAGTTGGCAGTTCCGCAACGATGCTTCTGAGGTTGCCCCCCCCCTCACCATGGGCCCCGGCGCCAGTGGCTTCACTGGTCGTTGGCGTTGGCAAGAGAGCAGCAACAATCGTCAGTGGCATTCCCATGCCGTTTCCGTTCTGACCTTTGGCTTTGGCTCGTTCCCGTCGAGCCAGCCATCCCTCAACGTTCTCGCCGTCATTCGGGTTGCTCGCCGCTGGCGTTGGCAACAATGAAGATTCGCTCGCGTCGGTGAGGCATGTTGGCGTCGCTTGCGCATACGCTCCCCCATCGCCCCAAGAACCCCATTTGGGCCAGGTCTCTAATGACGCCTTCGATCGGTGCCGGGTTCCACCATCCGTCGTCGTCTTGCCAAGGTCGAAGGAGCCCTGGGACGTTTTCGAGCAGGACTCGTCGTGGTCGAACCAAACGAATGGCGTCGGCGACGTAAGGCCAGAGCCAACGTTCATCGCCCTTGACCTTTCGCAAGCCGCCCTGAGACACGGGTTGGCAAGGGAATCCGGCCGTGAGCAGATCCACTGTGGGAACCGCTCCCCAGTCGGTCGTGAGCAGATCGCCGAGGTTGGGAACGCCCGGATAGTGGTGAGCGAGTATTTTCGATGCGCTGCGATCGTTCTCGCAGAACCAGATCGGCTCGTACCCCCCCCCTGCTAGACCCATTCCGATTCCCTCGATGCCCGAACAAATCGAGCCGCTCGTCTGTCGCATTCATTTCGCCTCGAGGCGAAACCAGATATACCAACGACCGTCAGCGGCCAGCTCCACTCGCCAGTCGAGATTCTCATCAGCTTCAAGCGCCACCTTCACCGCGGTTCGGGCTTGTTCTTGCGCCGACTGCTGGGATGAATAGTTGGAGTCCTCAAATCGAGTGAACTTGAGGCCCTCATAAAGGGTGGGGTCCGCATCGAGCTTTTCCCGCACTCCCCCGATGGATCTCTTGACGGCTTGGCGAAACTCGCCCTTCGGACCCCGCAGAGATCGCGGCCCAAACGTCTTGACGGCTTCGGTCATACCTTCTCCGTGATCTTCACGTCACCAAAGACTTCGGCGAGCTTGTCGAGTGCATCCATTTCGGTTTCAGTTCCGGCCCGCAGTGCGAGCGCATCGGCAAGCGTCATTAGTTCGGCGTTTGTCAGGGCTCCCAGCTTTTTCTTGTGACCAAACACGGTCTCGCTGATTCGCCTCCGCGTCGGCGGGTCGATCCCAAGTTCACGGCTGATTTCCGTCACGAGTCTGAGAGGATCGCCTATCAATTCAGGGTGCAGGAGCACTGCGGGTGACACTGGCAAACCCTTAACCTGAGGTGCAGGTGCAGTGTTGGGCGCACTGGTGATAGCAGTTGATTCCGAACCCTCAACTGCGGGTTCAGTGTGAGTCGCAGCGCTGGTACCAGTAACGATCTCAGGGTTCGCAGGTGCTTGCCTGCCCTCCCCTCCCCCACCGTCAGGCGGTTCCGGCCTTTCGCCGTTGCTGATGAGTTCGATGGCATCAAGAACGTCATCAATGCGGTTCTCAGGGCAGTTCTCGATGGTCTCCCGCCACGTCTTACCTGTGGGGATTCCAGCTGCTTTCCACCACTGCTTGAGCAGTGCCCCTGCAGCTTCGTTGCCATAAATGTGAGTACGACACCCCACTACCAAGACATCACGCCTGGTGGGTTCGGGTGCGGGTTCACTGCTCATGCCAGTTTCGATCGCGTCAAAGACCTCATCCTCACTGTTATATTCGTTGGCTTCCTGGTAGTCGCTGTGCGCCTGCACTGCGGGTGCAGCTATTTCGATCAGCTCAGCGTCGATAACGTGATCGTCGTAACCAGCGGAAATGGCTAGTGGGGGAGTGCCCCCAGCAGTGACGGCAGCAATCAACGAGCCGCCAGCGCCTGATGAGATGGCAACGATTTCTTGTATGTTCATACCTACGTCAAGGACGGGCACGATGAACTTGAAGGTCTTTCCGCCCTTGACCTCAGTGCGCTTGTCGAGAAACACCGACGCCGGCAGGTTGACGTTATTGGCGGCAGCAGCGGCCAACAGTTGGACATCGCCGCCGAGCTCAACGGCAGCGTTGAACCCGCCTGACTTGATCAGCCAAGTCCCGATCCCGTCGATGTAGGGGAGCATGACATTGGCTCTGGTTGTCGGTTTGCAGGCCCTGCCGTCTTTTGCCAGTTCGACGCGCTGCGCGATATCCGCTGGACATTTACAGGGGCCGTTGCTCTTTTGCTCCAGCTCGCCGTCACAACGTCTCTGGCAGCCGCCACCTGAGTACATTTCCATCCATTGGGAGATGGCCGCCTCGCCGGGGGGAATGATCACATCGAGGCGATTGACCTTGGACATGACCTCGAATGTCTCGAGCTTGTTCTCGAGAGTGACGAGTCGGTAGTCAACCCCGAAATACTCGGCCGCGCTTTGAGCAGTCTTTTCTGACCGTGAAGTGAGGCGCCAGTATTCAAGTTTGACTGGCATGGTCTTGCCGTTCTTGGCCGTCCCGGTGGTGCCGAAACGAAGTTCGCCTAACTTGCGGCCCATCTTCTGTTGGGCGATGAGTTCGTTGATAGGCATCAGTTCACCCCCGCACTGCTAAGCGCAGCTTCAAGCCCTGGGGCAGATGCGGGAGCAGTGTCATCCGCACTGGTAGGTGCAGTGACCAGTGAGAGCCCATAGACCGACATTGCGTTGGTGATTGGCTCGACCGCCTTAGGCCCAATGCCGCCGAGACCTTGCAGTTCCTCGATGGTGAAATGGACCAAATCATCAATACGACGGAGGTTGGCTTTCTTGAGAGGGGAGCGGTACCGGCTGAATCCGGCAGTGTCGATGTCCTCAATGAGAGGCAATGGCTGGGAACCATCGGGTAGGGGAGGGTAGATAACTTCCCCGAACTGCTTTGGCTGCTCGGCAGTCGTTTCAAGCATCTGTACCTTGGCGCAGAACCGCTCAAATTGCTCGATGCTGGAATCAACCAGAATCAGCTTGTAGCCAGCGTCATAAGTGCGGCGGAGATGCAACACTGCGGCGCCGTCAACGGCGGGCATGGGGGCCGTGTTGCCCAAGAAGTCGAGCCAAACTTCGGTCGAGTATCGGTAGGCAGCCAGCTGCATTCTGATTTGATCCTTGAGCCACTTACCAGCCTTGAGATCAATCAACAGCGTGTAATAGGTAACCCCGTCGATCTTGAGCCCATCAGGGAACCAGACGATCAAGTCGAGCGTGCCGGCGGTCCCGAGTTCTGGGTTGGCTACCGTTGCCTCGGCCATCTTGACGACAGCGTTTGGGTAGTCGGTGAAGAATTGCAGCAACCCGTCTGAGATGTCGTCGTGGGTGTGTTCGTCAATGATTTCGCCGTCGACTTCGATACCCAGAATGTGATCGGGCACGTCTGGGATTTCTTCATCTAGCACCAAAGCTTCAAGAATGTGGTGCTGATGTGAGCCGATGTCGGCCTTGATTTCGGACAAGCCGATGGCGCCCTGAGTGATGAATTCAGTGACCTTTTTGTCAGCCTGCTTTTTGATGAGAGCGGAGAGCTTCTTTGCCTCGCCGTACTTGATGATTACCTTGTCGCCGGCGTCGTTAAATTCGCCGTCCCACTCAGCGCTATATTCCTCGGTCGCGGTGGCGGTTTCCTTCTCGCGGAGTTCGATGAACTCGGCCATGTGGTCAATGGCGAACGTTGACGCGAGTTTGAAATACCAGTTCTTGAGGAATCCAGTGTCGCCGGTTCGCTCAAGAGCGTTGGTGGTGGACATGAGCACCAATTGATCTGACGGCCTCACATAAGTACGGCCCTTGTCGTCATCGTTTCTCCCAAAGACACCCGTGATGATGTTGGGAGCTTTGGGAATGAGGGTTTTAGGACGGTCCTCGGTGGGTACTGACCATTCACTGAGATTCAAACGCTCAGGAGGAGTGGATTCGCCCCCCGGTTCCATCCCGGATGCTGGATAGGTCATCTACTACGATCCATTTCTTCGGACGCTTACCTCGTCCGTTCGGTGGAGTTGCTGGCGGTCCTTTTACGGATGAGGGGACTTGCCAGCGCTTCCCGACTGATGGCCACAGATTATCAGGATTCTTGAATAAATCAAGGATTATGGTTTTATTTCTTTTGTTTCCTGGGATTTGGCTTTCTATTCATGTTGGTTGATTGCCATTAGTAGGTCTTTCGACCTATAATGATCGCCGTGCCCCGTCATACGCTCAGAGCTGACTCTGATCCGACTTCGGATGACATCTGCCAAGCAATTCGTGAACTCGCCATCGAGGCAGGTTTCGTGCATGACGGGGGAGCCAAAGACGGTCGCATTAACACTCGAGGGTTGGCGGCGAGACTCGAGCAAAACGACTCGACGGTCTTCATGTGGTGCAATCAAAACCCGCCTCGTCTTACTGATTTCCCGTGGATTGAGCGGGCACTTGGTTACCCGAATGGGGAAATCCTCAGGCGTGCCGGCTTCGTAGCCAACCAAGATCTCATCTCATTCATCGAGAACTACAAAGAACTCTCAGACGAATGGCGTGAAGTGCTCGGCGATTACGCTCGAGCGGCAATCGCAAGATCAACCGGCAACGATGAAGCTTTGCGCAAAACGTCACTCGCTAGCTGAGCGCTAGCCCGTAGTCGCGAGATCTCGGCTTCAAGCTGATCCACACGTGCCCTTAGGCCAACGACTTCGTTATCCCCTAATGGCAACGCGATGATCTTGGCTTCCATTCATCCCCCCGGATCGAAACGGTTTGCTGGCGCCTTGTGATCAGTGTGCCACGCTTCGCGAGTCCACGTATCTAGGTCGGTATGCCCAAAAATGTGGCATTCGGGTGGCGCTGTGACCTACAGTCTGCGATGCTCACAAGACGAGCAAAATCGAGGGTCCGAACATCCCGACAAACGACGCGCGAAGCTGTCGGCCTCGGGTGTCGATACCCGCAAGATCTGAGAAGGAGAGGCCACTAGCAAAAGAGGCCTAGACGCGAAGGTGCCCCGACCGAAATCGGGGCGACCAGTTCGACGTACATGACGAAGCTCAACACTCGTCATCGTAGGTCCCTCTGGGACTCGGTGCAAGTCTTTGCGATCGAGTTTCTTAGCTGCGCGCCCAAATCCAGGTAATTCACCTGATGACAACTTTTGAACGTCGGTATCCGATGGGATTAGGGCCTAGGACGCAAGCGCCAGGTGGGGTTGGGAAGACCCCGGTAGAACGCATCGAAAGATGACGATGAAGCCGCCCGTAAGTGGATGCACTCAAAAGACAATCAATTTGGAGCTGACTGCTTCGTCGCGCAAGCGTGAGTCCTTTAGCTCAGCTTTGCAAGAACTGTGTGTAGTTAGCTCAGAGTTGGGTGGGTTGGTATGCCTCACCGACGTGAGTGACAAACCGACTTGACGACAAACGACCTAACGCCCCTTCGCTCCGCTACGGGTTGTTCTCGGAAGAAAGCAGGAACTCAAGGCGATGACGAGAAAAACAACAAACACCGACGCTCGAAAGCAGCTATGTTGCGCAGATGGAATTGCTTACGGGCTATGAAGAACTGATTCAAATCTTGGATGGTCTCCCAACGCTGGTAAGAGAAACACGGCGCCGAAAACGCTTAGGTGTAAATGATGCAGCCAAAGACGCAGGGGTGCCGGCAAGTGTTCTTTCACGAGTTGAGAATGGCAAAGCGCAACCAGCTCTCCCCACCGTGATTGCATTATTAAAATGGGCCAGCAAATGACCAAGAAGGAAACACCAGCAGATCTCGTGGCTCGCCGTGAAGAGATAAAAGCGCGATGGCTTGAAGTCGGAGACGAGATGGTTGAATATCGCGCCGACATTGCTCGGTACGTTGGCGAACGCAAACGACGAGGCGGGCTCACCAAAGAAGAGTCAGAAGACCAAGCTGATGCCCGACTTGCTCTGAAGGAAGCTGGAGCCGAACATCAGAGACTTGCCCAGCAAATGGGTGCGATTACTCGTGAGCTCGGGGGAGAGTTTGTCGTGAAGGCGTTGTATGAGGTGGCCGGCGAGAAAATGGCTGTCCGTGTCTTGCAAAGATCCAAAGAACTTTCTGCTGAACGTAGGCAATTAGTCGAGGCCGCTCGAGGTCACCACGATGAATAAAACTCGCAACCTTCATAAGCATCGTTCCTGCTTTCATCAGCCAAAGTCAGGTTTGGAGAAGTTCTGCATCGCTTTGGCTGATGGCGCCGGTAAGGCTGCCCGCCAGCTCGCCAGATGGGTGAATAAGGGGTTTGGCAGTTTGTTTCGACCTCAACAAAGACGTATGGATCAGTACGCCTTCGACCGTTATGCAGGCATCCATAAGAAATGGCACCCAAAGACACCTCCGCCAGACTGGGCAGGTCTGCAGCCGTATTCAAAGATCATCGATCAGCGGGTGACGGAGCTTGCTAGTGGGACAGGGGTTCCAATACAACTACTGTCATTTGATGGCAAACCCCAGGTCAAGAGCTTAAAAGTCTCAGAGATAACACAAAAGGCAGTTTCAAACAGGGGGAACAGGAATGTCTGAACTAGAGGAACCAAAGTTCAAGGCTGGCGACCGGGTACGGGTGAGGGCTAACGCCCCTGCTGGATTGAGCTATTTCGGTGGGCGCCAAGGGACACTTGTCCCGAATGAAGGGCCATCCAGGACGTGGGTAATTCAGCTTGATGAAACTCCGTCCGCTAATGCTGTAGACATCGAGGCCTTTGACCTGAACATCGAGCTAATCGAATCGAGTCAAGAACCTCAGCCCTACGTGGTGAAGGACATCGATCTCGACACCTTCCGTCATGAACTCGTGAAAGAGCTTGACGATAACTGGGTCGTCGTCCGCGACAAGCCTCCTGCACTTTCACTTAAGACGCTGCGCACATTGTTGTCAGAACATATTGAGTCAGATGACGTCGATGTTGTTATGGATCTGTTCGCTCAATGGTGGGACGCACCTCACGACGCTTTGACCGCTGCCGTAGAAGGTCAAATCAGAGCCGCATGGTGTGACGGTGAGCGAGTAACGCGTACCGGGACAGCACAGTTCGGGGGGCGTGATGAATACAGCAAGGGCGCGACCGAACTGATCATGTCGCAGTGTCGACGTGCCCAGCTTGGTGAGGAAGTATGAACCAACTACGACCCCATGAACGACTGGCGTTGACGCTGGCAAAGAACTTCACGCGTCGCTGTAAATCCGTTGAATTCGCGGTGGCGACCGTCCTAATTGAAACAGTCGAGCGACTTGCGAGTGACGAACCGGATGGCTCAGAGGTCGCAGCGAGAGCTATCCAAAGTGACTTGCCCGAATGATTTGTCGAACTCGCTGTGCTCCAGTGAGCGTTTGTCTTTCCTGAGCTGATCACTGAGCCCATCCCAATAGGCTTGGGCGTGGTCGGCTGATTCAAAAGTGTGATTGGTCAGCTCGACAACCTCGTCGACGGTGCTTTCCTGCAGCGTGATGGTGCGGGCCGTCTCACGACCGAGCTGAGATAGTCGGCGTAGTTCCATGCGGTGCTGATGCCTGGCGTCTTCGGTGTTCATTTCAGAGTCCTCTCTGTTTGGGGGATAGTCGGGTTGTTGCTCCGACAGGGTTGTATCGGCAGTTATCGAGTGAGCTTTAGGACTTGGCGATCAAAGTCGTCCCAGTCGTAACCAATATGGTCTACGAGTTCATGGGCATCGAAGTACATGAAGTTGTGATGCCCCCATGCGCTGACGTAATCCACTCGGACGCGACCGTTCTTGATGAGTTCAATGCCGGCCACGGTGCGATCGAATCCAGCCCACCGGATCTTGTCGTTGCGGTGGAGATCTTTGGCCTCGACCTGAGCGGCTTCGGTTGACGTTTTCATGATGGGTTCCTCTCCGTGTTCTGTACCCCCAACGGTACACCAAATACAGGATGGGCGTCAAGGGACAAGACGGTTTACAATGGGGGAGTGCCACTAAGTTTCGATGTCGAGCCGCCCAAGCCTTTGTCGTTCTTCGGTTGGTTGTGGGCAGCCATTAAGGCGATAGCCAAAGCCCTGTGATTGCGTAGGCGTACCGCTGAGGGTACGGTGTTCTCATGACACATAGCGTGGTGACCAATGGGTAAGAAAAACGCTCTCAACATCGGCGGAGATTGTTGGCTACCCAAAGAACTGGTAACAGAGACCGTCGCCATGCTTGCCAAACGCGGCATGGGCAAATCCAACGCCGCCGTTGTGCTCGCCGAGGAGTTCTCCGCATCGAACTTTCAATGGGTCGCTATTGATCCCAAGGGTGACTGGTGGGGCATCCGTTCTGGTGTTGACGGTAAAGGTCCAGGGCTAATCAGTGCCTATTTTCGGCGGGCGTCATGGAGACATTCCGCTTGAGCCAACTGCTGGCCACCTCATGGCATCGTTGATTGCCGAACGCGGGCTGACGTGTTTGTTGGATGTTTCGCTGTTCTCAAAAGGTGACCAGATTCGTTTTGTCACCGACTTCGCTGAGAGCCTTTTCAGGATGATGGCTGACAACCCGCACGCCTGTCATGTCTTCTTGGAAGAGGCAGAGGAGTTCCTACCCCAGCGCGTCGACGCTCGTTCAGCTCGAATGGTTGGGGCATACAGCAAGATTGCAAAACAAGGCCGTACCCACGGGTTGGGAATGACGTTGATTACACAACGCTCGGCATCGTTGAATAAGGACGCCCTCTCGCAAACTGACACTTTGGTGTTGTTCCGCACGGTCAGTCCTCATGATCGTAAAGCCGTCGTCGCGTGGACCGAACATCATGATGAATCCGCCCAGGTGGCCTGTCCAAGCTGCGGACTCTCGGGCTTATCGAGAAATCAGGACAGCTCATGTCCTCGGAATTCATGGAAAGTATTGGGTAGCTCTTGCACGTCAGTACCGTTAGGGGTACAGTGACCACATGAGCACAATCGAATCCTCGGCCACCTTCACAGACCTTACTTACGGTTACAGCCTTCTGAATGGCGTTGTGGTTGACGTGGACGAAGAGCCAGTCGAGATCCTCAACCACTGTAACTGCGACGTGGACTTCCTCTGCTCAAACCCGGAGTGCATCGACAGGCAGATGAAGATGGAGTCGTACTACGGGCGCCGCAACATTGCGCCTGAGTGGACTGAGTATTTCGAGAAGTGGAAGGCGAACAAATGAGCACGCCACTAGACGACGCAACGGACGCAGTGATGGAGACATTTCATCACTGCTTTGACAGCAAAGAGCGATGTCGGGAAGTGTTGGGCGTTGCGTTCGGTGCAGCGCGTGAACATGCGCCAGCGCGCATCGGAACAGCGATTGCATTCTCTGACTTCCAAGGCAATATTCCATTTACCTTGTTAGGCAGCATGGCCGATGCCGCTCTCGGAGAGGCAGTAACACCATGAATCGTTCTGTAGCCCTATGGCTGTGTCTCGGGCTCTCGTTCCTGTCATCCGTCGTAGTCCATGACCGCTGGAGTGCTGCGTCATTCATCACGGGCGCGTTAGTTCTGCAAGGGACCAGACCGGAGAAGCCGAAACCATGAGCGAACTAGATGACTTGTTTGATGAGGCTCCATCGTCGGATGCTCGCGAGCTGTATGCGGTGCCCGACGCTCGGGCACCACTACCCACCATGCGTCCGGTAGCGAATGAGGATGACCCCATTCTGTGTGGTGACGCGGCCAAAGAAGCCGTAGCCAAAGCTCGCTCTGCTCTTATGGGCGAGCGCACGAACCATCAGAGGTCAGCATGAAGTTCGTCTATTTCGTCGCGTACCAAACGCCCGACTCATTTGGAAGCGTGGAAATTTCGACACCGGCTGCGTTGACCACCCTCGACCAAATACGGGCAATCGAGAGCGATCTGAACGAGACGCACGGCGGGTCCGTGTCCGTGCGGAACTGGCAACTACTCCGCGAGATCTGAATCCCGGATCTTTCAAGAGTCTTGAAGCTATGCTCAGACCATGAGCTCAGAGCACATCACTCGCCTTGTCCCTGAAACCCAAAGCTACGAAGGGCGCAGCTTTGGTCGCCACATCGAGCACGACCCTCGCTCGTTTGCATTCGCTCACGGGGTGCTGCCACGGCCAGTCATTAAGTCCCAGCAGTGGACCCGCCGTATTCCGATCCTGAATCAGGGTAACGTCGGTTCTTGTACGGCGAACGCCTCGACGGGGTGGGTGGGCACCGATAACGCCTGGCGCCAAGGACTCACCGCTGTTGAAAACATCGCACTGGATGAGGCGTGGGCACTCAGGTTCTACGAAATCGAAACTCGCCTCGATGGAATCCCTGGTGAATACCCACCTGATGACACCGGGAGTTCGGGCCTGGCTGCGGGTAAGACGCTGCACAAGCTCGGCTTGGTCTCGAAGTACCTTCATGCATTCTCGTTGAGCTCCCTCGAGGCGGCACTGCAGAATGGGCCGGTACTCTTGGGCTTGCCATGGCACTCCGACATGATGGACGCCGACGCTGATGGCAATGTCCAAATCACGGGCGACATCGTTGGTGGTCACGAACTCTGTGCCGATGGGCTGGACGTTGAAGGTAAGCGCGTCAAGATCAGCAATTCATGGGGCGCCGAGTGGGGCAACCAGGGAACCTTCTGGCTGACCTTCGACCAACTCGAGGAATTGCTCGACGATAGCGGCGACGTGACAATCCCCATCGTCTGATGATTGGGCGCTTCGTTAAGTCCTGGTGGAGCGGCTGGCCAGCGGTGTTTTGGTTCGTATCCTTTATATGGTGGATGGGAATCCTTCGCCATGACGTTGTTCGCCACCGATGGATTTCGTCGGGGTGGGATCTGGCCTTTCTGGCTCTCGCTTTTTATTGGGCCGCCAAGTCAGTAGAGCGATACGACAAGAAGCACCAGTAATGCTCGGGTGCCCGACAGGCGAATGCTCACATGACGAGAGATTGCACGATGCGTCTATAAGCGGCCACCCCGTGTGTTTTGCCGGGGGCTGTGACTGCGGGCGTAGCGGAGGAATGTCCGTGGGCGCCCAATGCTCGCCTTTGATGCCAAGCTCGTCTATCAGCCTGGAGTGTCCGATATGAGGTTATTTCGCCGCTCACATCGTGAGCCTAAGCATTCCTATCCAGAGAGCATTCCAGCATTCGACACGCTGGCGATAGATGCTCCAAAAGCATACGCTCAACGCCCCTCATGCCCATTGTGTGGGGAAACCAAACGTCGCGTCTGCACAAGATCGTTTGCTTCGGAGTTCCGTTGCACAAATGACGAATGCTCAGTCAAAGGGGACTACCTATGGGCTATGTAATCACGGGTTTGGTTTGCGGCGTCGCGGGCTTTTTGCTCGCATGCGGAGCGGCCTGGGTGATCAACAAACTAGAAGACTGGCCCTAAATCAGAGCGATTGACGTTGTAGGCGCGATCACTTAGAATGATCGCTATGAGCCGTACCGATTCCCCCATCCGGCCTATTGTGTCGTCCATTCGCTTCGATGTCGCCCGTGTGCTCACCCGCATGGCCAACGAGCAAGGGCTATCACGATCGACCCTCTACACCCGCCTCCGCCGGCCACGACAGACCGTCGACAACTGGCTTTGCGCCCGTGCCGTTCCACGTCTTGAGGATTTCCCCGACGTTGACAAGGCCCTGGGGTTCTTCCGCGGGAAAGTGCTCGTCGAGACCGGATTCGTAGATGAAGAGGCCACCGCCAAAAACTGGCTCGCCACTACTGAGTCGATTGCTCCAGAGTTCCGACCGTTCATTCTTGACGCCATCACTGCGGCACAGACTCGTAGTCGCGCAGACAGTCGTCCCGAACAAGGGCGCTTGGTCGGTTAGCGTTTAAAAGTGGTGGGGTGGAAGCCACAAGCCCCCGACGACAGACCCCAAGCCTTGTCGTCGGGGGCTTTCGTCATTCCGCACACGTTGCGTGAGTGAGGAAGGCCTGCGCCGCGACGACTTCTTGCCCAGTCGTACACGGTTGGAGGCCTCAGCACAAGGCGTTCCGCAGTGAACGTCGCCTTCGCAAAGGATCAGCCGCAGCACTGGGCCAAGACGCTCGAGTCGTTCGGATGTCAAGTACCGCTCACCCTGGTATTCCTTCAAGCATGGTTTGCACCAGCTTTTGAGCTGACCCGTCCGCTTGTTCTTGATGCCGAATGCCCTCTTGGGTTGAGGTCCGCAGCGACCGCAGATGCGGACACCGGCACGCGGTTCCTTCTTGCGCTTTTTGGCGGCGTTGGCCTTATGTAGATTCTTCGGCACCGGCTTTACAGGTTCGGGATCTGGTTTGTGCGGAGGTATCAACGGGTCACCAGCGCGTGCCGGTACTGACGTGAGCTTGACTCGTCGGCCGGCGCGCAACTGCTCCCATGCCGCAGCCACCATCGGAATCGGCACACTTACCGCGGCTGCAAGCTCAGCGACTGTTCGTGGCGACTTCCTTACGAGCCCGGAGTCAAGAACGAGAGCAAGTACCTCGGCGGCTACCTGTAGCTCGGTTCTCCCACCCGGTAGGCCGTAGGCATTTCGCTTATCTGTCACGAAAGTGCTCATCGCTCTGCGTCACTCAAAGAATGCAAATTGCTCATAAAGTGAGCATAGCTGTGATACCATCCCTCGCATAAGCGGCGCCGGATGCCCGCGCTGGATCTCGTCTTGGTGACGACGACAGCACCGTAAAGACCAAATCGGATTGCGCAAACGCGCAAGGCATCTCGGAGGCCCAAAGTGGCAGAAAACGTTTATACCAGCTGGATTCCTGAGGAATTTAGCGGCAATGTCATTCAACGTGTCAACCAGGTTTCGGCTATCGAGGCCCTTGCACGTCGTGAACCCATGTCAACAAACGTGCGTTCCGTTCCTCGTTCCGGTGGTGTTGATGTTGAGTCAATCCCCAACGGCGGCGTTTACGGTGAAGACACCACGGCAAACGATGGCGTGCTGCTGACCGCTCGTAAGTTCGGTAAGGCCATTCGCATTGCGGATGAGGACCTCAAGGACTCCACGATGGTCGACATCATTGCGACCAAGCAAATCGACTGGGCAACGTCCTACGGCAAGATGCTCGACAACTCGTCAGTTGGTGTAACGGGTGCAACCAACGGAACAACCATTCCGTTCAGCTCGGTTTACTACCAGCTTGCGCACACCAACGCGACTACTGGCTACACCGCCAATTCCAACATCACCCAGACCGGCTCAGGTGGCGTCTCATACGACAACATCTCCGCAGCCTGGGGCTCATACGAGCAAGGCGACTACTTCGACTTGAGCGACACAATCGTGATCGCCCACAGCTCGTTCCGCGCCAAGTTCCGTGGAGTAAAGGACAACTACGGTCGTCCGATCTTCCAAGAGAACGCTCATCCAGGCATCGACACCTTGTTTGGTGCGGTTATCCACTGGTCAACGTCTCTCAAGACTTCGGCAGTGGCTACACCGAACCCAGTCGGTAACCCACTCATGTTGGTTGGTAACAAGCAATACCTGATCCTCGGCGTCCGTTCTGGCCCTGAGTCTCGTGTTGCCGGTGCCGACAGCGGTGCTGCATTCCTCACTGACGAGGCATTGCTCAAGATGCGTTCTCGTCGTGGATTCAATGTCGGTCACGAGAAGGCATTGAGCATCCTGGAAGACAACCACTAAATCAAACGCTTAGTGCTCGCAGGGCCTATTCGGGGGAATCCGGTCCTGCGAGCACTGATTTCTTAGGGGGTGAACCATGCCGCAAGTGATGTCCGACGAAGCTGGGATCACGGCATGGGCCACCACCGACGAAGTGGCTGCGATAACGGGTGTCGATGAAACAACGATCACCGATGAGGCGATCAACCGCGCCCAGTACATCATCGACATGACCTCGGGTCGTTCGTTTGCAATGAAGCAGTTGCTTGAGAGCCACCTACACCAACGCGATCTGTACTACTTGAAGCTGGCAACGGCATATCAGACGGTATGGATGATGGCGCAACCTGACATGTTCACTCGTTCTGACTTGGGAAATCCCATCCAACAGGACAAGGGATTGTCAGTGAGCTTCATGCCGGGTGGCACGACTCTTGCTCCTCTCGCAAAGCGCGCCCTTCGTCGTTTGAGCTGGAAGGGATCACGCAGCCAAATGATTGGGCGCCGCGGCGAACTCACCATGAACGACTTCATGAACCCAACAGGTCCGATCGTTGATCAACCAGGCGAAGCGTGGTCTTCTCTCGGCGGCATCAACGACTCATCTGCCATTTGGGAAGGTGACTGATGCTTGCGCCAGCCACGACAACCATGTCGGTCATACGAGGAACGACAACCGATGAATTCGGTGACGTAATCGATGACAACTCAGTTGCTGTGAGTTCAGGAAATCCAGTGCAACTGACAGAGATCGCTCGCAATGTCTTCGATCAGGTGACGGGTACTCCGAAGATTGTTCGGACCATCACGGCTCTTGCCGGTTCAAATCTTGATGTCGTACAGACTGATCGGCTGCGCGACGAAAAAACCGGCGCCATCTATGCCATCAACGACATCACTGCTGCGCAACGAATTGGCTACACGCCTGACTTGCGACTGGATCTAGAAAAAACAAACTGAATAAACCAACGCTCAGAGATTCGCATACACCCGTAAACGGTGTGAATCAACAGGCGGCAACGTTCCGTAAAGGGGGTGCGCAATGGTAGTTATGACTAATCCCGCCTGGGCTCAAGAAGCTATGGCCCGCGGGGGTTCTGAACTCCTCGACAAGATCGGTGAGGACATCGAACGCGATGCCATTGGTTTCGCACCCTTCAAGACAGGCGAACTCAAAGCAGCCATCGGTCACGAGATGCGCGGCGAGTCCACCGTTCGCATCGGCACGGGAGTTGGCGGACACCCATCATGTGGCCATGCCGTGTATGTAGAACTCGGTACGCGCCCGCATGAGATCAACGTGAAGAACGCCAAGGTGCTGACAAACGGAGCTTCATTCTTCGGCAGGCACGTCGATCACCCCGGTACGGCGCCACAGCCGTATTTGAGTCGCGCTCTCTACATAAGGCGCTCGGCATGACGATCCTTCATGCAAACACCGAACTCGTCGCTGTCGCGTGGCTTAGCGGCGTCAATGGCATTTCGCCGGCCATGGTCGGTACAACGGTGCCCGAAGACAACTCAACCTGGGCTGCGTCGGGATTCTTGCAGGTTGAGGTTCTTGGCGGCACTCCTGGTTTCAACTTGCCATGGGTGAACCCAGTCGTGCGCGTTCATTCATGGGCCAATACCGGCACATCAAAGAAAGTCCCATGGGGTAAGGCAGCGAACCTTCTTGAACTCGTGCGTGATGCAACTTACGTCGAAGCAGGCAAACGACGCGTGACACTTCCCAGCGGTTTCCCCCAGGCTCGTGTGGCCGTCGCTGGGCTTGTAGGCGAGCCGCACCGTGTCCCCGCCGACACTGCTTCGTATGCCCATTACTACGTCGATATGCAAATGAATTGGCTGGAGGTAGCCGCATGAGAATTCGCACGACCATCACCCCCTCGGTGGTGATGGAGGTCTCTGACTCAGAGTTCAAAGACCTCAAAGCACAAGGCCTCATTCACGAAGTCGTGAGTGACGAACCTTCCACGGGTCAACCGCCGGAAGAACCAAACACAGATGGGGACCTAGAGACCCCGGAAAACAAGGAGGACTGACATGTCGGTCACTACATCGAACCTGGTCATGGGTCCAGCCACCATCTACTTTGGTGCGTTCGGAGCAACAGAACCAGATCCAACTAACATCAACACAACTCCCGCAGCGTCAGCATGGACTGACCTCGGTGGAACGATGGACGGTGCTGAATGGAGCATCTCCCAGACATACACAGACTTGCAGGTTGACCAATTGGTCGACAAGGTTGGCGCGCGTTTGACTGGTCGTGACGTTCAGTTAACGACAAACCTCGCGGAGATCACGCTAAGTAACCTGGCGTTTATTCTCAACGACGGCACAACTGCGTCGGGTGCGAACTACAAGACATATACGCCCAACTTCGCCACGTCGGCTACACAGCCCACGTATCACGCGTTGTTGATGGACGGTTTTGGACCCAACCAGGAACGACGTCGCGTGATCATGCGCCGTTGTCTCTCCACCAAGGGCACCAAGATTCCCTACAGCAAGTCCAAGCAAACCATGACGCCAGTGACGTGGGACGCCTATTACGTGTCCAACTCAATCGCTTCGTTCGTGATCATTGACGAGGCTGACTAGTGGGCGACGTTGACCTCGACAACGCGCAACCTGTTGAGCTGACGACAAATACAGACCAGACATCGCCCGAACTCAGACATCTGTTTTCGATCGATGGCAAGCCGTATTACATCGTCAACAAGCCTCGACCAAACATCGCACTCAAATCACTTTGGGTTCTCAAGACCCAAGGTGAAGAGCAAGCGCAAATGACAATGCTTGTTGCCATGCTCGGGGAGGACGGATATCAGGCGTTGATGAACTATGACGACCTGACAGCCGACCAGCTCGAGCAGATCGTCAAGATTGCCAACGACACGGTATTCGGGACGCTGGCGGCATCAACAGGCGAGTCGGGAAAAGGTTAGAGGCCCACGCTGATGAGTTTGAGCAGGTCGTTGCTTGGAAGGGCGGCGACTTGCTCAGACGGGCTTTGCACATTGGGTGGGTCATCAATTACCTCGAAGACCTCGAAGCTGATTTTCGAGTCTTCTACCGGGTCGATGACTTTGACGAGATTGACGGGCCGAAGTTCTTTCGCCTCGCAATGCGAGTGGGCGCATATCAAGGCGCCATCGCTGCGCGTATGGCCGAAGAGCGTGAGGAGGAAGAAGAGGTTGCTCCACGACAGGGACCGCCAAGACGACAGCAGAACACAGACGACAGGACCGTGCGGGCGACCGTTGGTGAGCTCGGAATGGCGGCTCCTGGCTGGTTTGCATTCACGAAAGTAAAGAAGACGAAGGACTGAGACATGGCTGACGAAGGTTTCAAAATTGCCGACGCCTATGTTGAGGTTCACGCGAGGGCGAATGAGTCTGACGGGGCTAAGGCCGCAGAAGAGATTGAAAAAGAAGTCGATTCCAAAAAGCCAACTGCCAAAGTTGGCGCTACTGCAGACCAGAAGGCTGGCCGAGCAGCAGGCGAGGACATCGCCGAGTCAGCTGGCAAAGGAATCAGCAGTCGCAGTTCGTTCTTGCGAGGCATCTTCTCCAGGACTGTTACTGACTCAAGATCCGATATCGCACGCGCTGCTCTCGATAACGGTGACGTAGCAGCTGCTCAGTTCGCTCTCGGGTTTCAACGTGACGCCGCGGGTAAGTTGCGCAACGCTAGTTCTCGGTTCGTTGCCGAGGGGCTGTCGGGTGTTGAAAGCGAGTTACAGCGCATCGGGGAGAGCGGCGGCGACAAATTAGGCAATGGGTTCCTAAGTCGTGTCGTACCCTCCATCACCTCATTTGGTTCCGTTCTTTCCAGGCTCGGCCCCAAGATAAGTGAGGTCGGGGCCGCAGTCACTCGAATAGGCGTACTGGATGTCTTTGGGTCTCTGGCCGTAGGGGCGATGAATTTCGGCGCCTCACTTGGGCCTGTGCTGGGCCTCCTCGCTGCGATTCCCGCGGTTGCGATGTCTGCCGCAGCAGCCCTATCGACTCTTGCTATTGGGCTGGCCGGCGTGTTCAAAGCATTGTCGGCATTCGGTAAATCCTCTGGTGGTGGTGGCGGAGGCGGTGGGTCGAATCCTGCACAGCAGATACATCAACTCCAAGAGGCCGTGCATGCCGCTAGCGAGGCCGTTCAACAAGCCGACCACGGAATCGTCATTGCGGAACGAAGCGTGGCCGATGCTCAGCACCAAACTAAACAAGCCCAAGAGGCGCTAACTCAAGCGCGCCTCGATGCCGTTGCCGCCATTCAGGCATATGACAACCAGCTGGCTGACGCTCAAATCAGTGAGCGCCAGGCCATGTTCGACCTGCAAGACGCCCAGCAAACGTTGAACCAATACCAACAATGGGGCATCACGTCGGGCGAGAACTACCAGAAGGCCCAGCTTGGCGTTGTATCTGCCCAGCAGAAGTTAAAAGAAGCCAGTGAGAACGTCACCAGCACTCAAAAAGCGCAAGCTGACGCCCAGGCAAAAGGGGTCGATGGCAATTCACAAGTCATTTCGGCTCAAGATCAAGTCAATAAGGCGCTTGAGCAACAAAGCGACGCCTCCTACAACCTCCAGCAATCCCAGCAGCAACTAGCCGACGCAACCCAAAAGCTGGCCGACGCTCAATACAACCTTGCCCACTCGGCGGGTAGCGGAGGGGCGGCCGGGGGCATTAACCAGTTCGCTGCGGCACTAGCCAAACTGTCGCCGAACGCACGGGAGTTCGTGCTCGCGGTCGTCGGGCTAAAAGGCCAGTTCGACGCGCTGCGAGCCACGGTGCAACAGAACATGTTCGCGGGCCTGGCGACCGAAGTGAAGCAAACCGCCGCCGTTACATTCCCGACCTTGACGACTGGCATGGGTCTTGTTGCCACATCGTTCAATAACATGGCCAAAGCGGGTTTTGAGGCCGTCAAGACTCCGATCTTCCAAGGCGCGTTGGCGACGGTGTTTCGAGGTACGGCGCAAGCCACTCAGATGTGGGCCAGCGCAACAGGCCCGCTAATTACGGGACTCGCCAATCTCGCAGCAGTGGGGATGCCGTTCATTCTGCAATTCACCAAGGCTCTTACGAGCTGGCTAACTGCCAAGGGCGTGTTTCTGTCGTCGGCTGAAGGTGCCCAAAAGATGCACGAGGTGCTGGGCAAGGCGGCAGATGCGGCCAGCAACCTATGGCACATTGCCCTAAATCTGGGTACTGCGCTCAAGAACATCGCTGGCGCCATGCACGTCGAGGGCTTGCTTGCGAGCCTGTCGAAGGTGACCGCGGAGTTTGCGAAATGGACGGGTTCAGCTCAAGGCCAACAACAACTGTCGCAGTTCTTCCAGTTCCTTACCCAGACCGCGGCAAAGACCGCGGCCGTCATGCCTCTGGTGTGGAACGTGATTTCAAAGATCATCAACTTCCTAAATGCAAACCCGGCTATCAAGAACCTTGCCGAGGACTTCTTGGCGTGGTCGATCGCGCTCGGCCCGGTTATTTCGCTCGGCGGCAAGGTGGTATCCATCGTGGGAGGATTCTCCAAGATCGTCGGCCCAGTCAAAGCCCTTGCCGCGTCGTTCAAGGAGGGAGGGACAGCCGCAAAACTTCTTAGCGGAGAAATGACTGTGTTGGATGTGATCATGTCTGCCAATCCAATCTTCCTGATTGTCGCGGCCCTCGTCGTGTTGGGCGTTGCCTTCTACGAGGCGTATCACCACATCACTCCATTTCGTAACGCAGTGAATGAAGTGGCGTCCTTCCTTAAGACGGTCGTAGTCGACGCGTTTCACATTTTGCAATCCGTCGTAACCACGGTGTTTTCGTTCATCGTGGGCTACATCTCGGGGCAAGTCAATGCCGTCATCTCATTCATCGGCTTTCTAAGCCGCATCCCCGGCGACATTGGGGGTTGGTTCCGCTCTGCGTACAACGCGGTGGTCGGGGCGCTTGGTGACATGGTGAGCTTTGTCAGCGGCATTCCCGGCAAGGTGATCGGCGCACTGGGTGATGTCGGTTCGATGCTCTACGACTCTGGTAAGTCGATCATCAGAGGCTTGATAAACGGCATCAAAAATATGGCGGGCGGAGTTAAAGATGCGGTGAGCGGCGTCCTCAAGGATGCTCGTAACTTGCTGCCGTTCTCGCCTGCAAAAGAAGGCCCGTTCAGCGGTAAGGGATGGACCCTGTACTCAGGCCAGGCAATGATGCAGGGCCTAAGTGAAGGTATCGACTCGCAATTAAGTGCCGTGAAGTCAAGCGCCGCACGGGCCATGACTGCCGCTTCCTCGGCTTTCAAGGGCGGTAAGTTTGGCCTGGCGCTCACGGGAGCGGGCGGTTCAAGCCTTCCGAACACGTCTGGCCCGACCAGCTTGTCGGCGGCTAATAACTCCGCCACCCCAGGTTCAACAATCACTGTCGGGAATCTGACGTTGCAAGTCAACGGCGCCATGGACCTGACATCGGATAGTGACAGGCGGAAACTCGTTCGCAAGATCCGCGACGAGCTTGTGAAACTGGAATCGAGTACCCGTTAATGCCTCTTGTCTTTTATACCTTCGATCCAGGTGACGACGTTTGGTTCGGGAATGTCTATGTCGGTCGGTTGCTCCTCACGGAGTATTTCGACGCTACTGACGCGCTCAACAGCGGTGGCTCTAGCGAAATGTCACGGCAGTTAACGATCACCGGGCAAGAATCGTGGCCGCCGTTAGCGGGCCTGGAGGATGTTCGCTATCGCGGTGAACAAATCATGGCGATGAACAACATGATCGTCCCGGTGGTGTTTGCGTCAAAGACAGATCGAAACGGTTACTACCTCGTCAGCTCACCCGAAGTCGATTGGCACCATTACGGCGGGGTGGCGAGTTCGTTTGAGTGGACGATAGTTCTCGAGCGTTACGGCACAGAAGCCGAAGTCATGATCGAATCTCGTCTTATCGGGGGGGTCAGGACAAGTTATTACCCCGGCAACGTTGCAGAGAAATGGCATTCACCCGGTTCGGGTTCGATTGGCTACTACGCAGGTTCTACCGTCCCAACGTCGATGAGTCGGTCAGGTTCGGAAGGTTCCATTACCGTCTACCGCGGCCTTGCCCCGACTGCCTCTGCTCGCTGGGGCGCCGCACCACAGGATTACCTTGACGGGTCTAGCCGCATCACGGTGGCCGGCGACGTCATGTGTGGCCTGACGTTGCAGAATCACCCCACAAATTGGACGCTGGAAAACACCCTGATTCGCATCGCGCCTATAAGTGACTCTGGGACGTTCACGCTGTCGTATTACGACGGCGCGGGCTTCATTGCATCTTGTGATTGGGACATCAACGTCGGCTCAACTCTGCTGACAGATCCCAGTTACGTCACGATCTTGCGGAACGACCCCGAAGAATGCATCTTGCGAATCTCCTACATTACGGTGGCGGGGTACTCCACCGTCGACGTAGCGCTCCGACGAGGCGCACGATTCGCAAACATCACAGTTCAGCATCAAGACAGCCAAACATTCCATGTCGGTCCAGCCCTAGCGACAGCGGCGACAAACTCGGGGAACGGCTACATCTACCAAACAAGCAACGATAGCGACGGCAATCGCTTCACGTCAGGCTCAGCGGTGCAGATCGATGCGAACACCCTTACTGGCCAGATCAGCAACCACACGGCGCAAACGTTCTTTTCGTTTTGGATCGCCATTGAATATGGGGGCTCTGGTGCTGCAGCGGGGGACACAGCGGCGAACGTGGCCGGTCAGTATCTCGGCCTGAGCGCAGAAGATACACGGGTCATCTCACGATGAGTAGGGGCAAGCAGTGTCGATAACCGCCGTATTGCAAAAGAGCGGACAATGGACCATCGGGTTCAAGGACTCGATGCCGCTTGAGACCATGAACGCCATTGACTACTTCGAGCACTTCGCTTTCATACCGGGGCGCGTGGACGTCAAGGGCATGGGCGATCAGCTACTCGACATCGCTCGTTACGTTGGCATCGTCCGCAACAAAAATGACACCTCAGTCGGCGGCATTGACATGTCGGGATGGCTCGGCGACGAGAGCCAAAAGGGCGCCATCTATGAGACCGCAGTAATCCTCAACGCCTCGACCTTCGCAGATGCCATGCGTGCCCTGTTGCCCGAAGCAGTGCATGAGGGGACGTTTCACTCCGTGCCGGGGACGTTCACCGACACGATCCTTTACCAAGACCCGCGGACGGCGATTGATTACGTGGCGACGACATTTAAGGCGTCATGGCGCGTTAATAACGACGCCACGTTGGATGCCGGGTTAGCCAGTGATCTGTACGTCACTGATCCCAAGGCGATCATCGTTTCCAAGAACTGGGGAGCTGATCTTAATCTCCTTGCTTTGCAGGGCAACATCGACCCGAACATCGACGCCAAGAACTACGTGACGCGCGTTCTGCTCATGGGGCAAGGTTCGGGACTGTCAATGGCTGTCGGGTCAGCGGACAACCCAGAGGTCGATTACCTCGACATGTATGGGAACCCAGTACAGCGCACGCAGATGGTGTCGATGTCCACCAGCTCGCCGACGAACGTAAACGTTCAGGCGCAAGTGGCGTTGAACACAAATTCTGCTCCCATTCGCAGCCTGACAATGGACACAGAGGAATACGATATCTCTGGTGATTTCCACGTCGGTGACATGGTGTGGGTGTTCGACCCGGCGTCGGGACTTTATGACCAGTCGAACCCGGTTCCGTTTCGCGGACAGACGCTCTACCCCACAAAGATCCAATGCATTCAGCTCACGATTCCGGTTCTTGATGGGTACACGGTGGCATGGCGAGACAAGCACGGCACTTGGACGGACCTCTCGGAGTACTACCAGCCGGAAACTGGAGCAACGAACGTCGAAGTAGCCGACTCTTATTCGACGCTGCTCGTGAATGGATCAGAGGCCGTTCAGCCCCGTTTGTCGGCCGACACTATGCCCCCTGCGTCGCCGCACATTACAAGCGTGCTCACTGCTAGCTACCTCGCCGGCAACGGCCTGGTGAAAGCGCGCTTGACCATCTCCTGGAATACCCCACTCAACCAAGACGGCTCAACGGTCACGGATGGCAACTACTACACCGTGCGTTACCGCGTGCATGGCGCTACTTCCTACCAATACCAGTCGGTTGCATGGGGCACCAACGTAACGACCATTGGTGACCTGTCCAACGGTACGGATTACGACGTTTCCATTGAAGCAGTTGACTTGTCGATCAATCGCTCGGGTTACGACACTGACGGCGTTTATACGGCGCAGCCTGATGTAACTCCTCCGTCAACTCCTGCTGCGCCATCGGTGGCAGGCAATACGCTTTCCATCCAGGTAAGTCACAATCTCGGCAAAGCAAGCGGTGGCACGTTCAACCTTGAGAACGACCTTGAGTTCCTGTTCATCTACGCCGGAACGACGAGTGGCTTCACCCCGTCAAGCGCAAACTTCGTCGGTCGCATTCCATGTGGCAATGGCAACCTGGAGTTGTCGATACCTGCCATTGGATCATTCCAAGTCGTCAATGGTGCAACGAAGTTCGTCAAGGTCACAGCGGTCGACTCTTCGGGCAATGAGTCACTGCCGTCGACGTCGTCGAACACAACGGCTCTGCTGGTCGACACTGCCAACATCACGAACCTGGCGGTCACCAACGCCAAAATTGCCGATATGTCGGCCACCAAGATCACGGCGGGAACGATTGGTGCTTACGAGATCATTCTCAGCACAGGCGGCGCGATCCATTCAAATGGTTTTGTCTCGGGCTCGGTTGGTTGGGAAATCACCGGAGCAGGCAACGCCGAGTTCTACAACGCAACGGTTCGTGGTGCCTTTGAGAGCGGCAACCCAACCGGCTCTCATATTGAAATAAATGGTGGCACCTACAACGGATGGGCGGAAATTGGATTCTTCACGGGGAGCGTGAACCAAGTTCAAGAGGGCTACATTTGGGTGTGGCAGCGGCTTACTGGCGCTGCTGATTCGTGGGTGTTGGAACTCAAAGCTCCAACGACACAGGGTGCTGTTGGCTTCGCGTCATCGCCTTACATCCAGATGGCTGGTAAGTCGCACGACAGTTCTTCGCTCTCGTATTTATTGCTTGGGTCAGACCCAGATACACTGCTTTCGCTGCATCAGTCAGATGGCGTCTTCCTCCAGACTTACGCAAACCAGTTTCTTGCTATGCAAAATCCCGGCAGTACCACATTGCAGCGAGAAGTCGGTCAGTACATCGATCTTGAGCTTGACCCCGGATTTTTTTCCATCGTGCAAGGCCCAGGCGGCGGCGGGTTCGCTTCCTTCCAGTGCAGGCAATCCATCGGGTTCACTGATGCGCGCTTCGCAGGCATACCGCCATCATCCACTGATGCGCTCATGCGTTGGTCTACGTCATCGGGCCAGATTTGGTATGACTCCTCGTCGGCGCGATTCAAGCATGACATTCGCGATATCGAAGATGTTTACGACCTTGATCTAATTGACAAGATCCGCGCAGTCGCATATCGAGAGAACGACAAGACGACAGGCGATGAGAAGCCTCATCACTACATCGGCTTGGTAGCTGAGGAAATTGCCGAAGTCATACCTGCGTTGGTCGTAAACGACCACGAGGACAACCCTCTGTCAGTTCATTACGACAAGACAAGCGTGTTGACTCTGGCGGCAGTACAAGACCTACGTCGTCGTGTGGCGGCACTGGAAGGTTCAGTCATTCCCAAACGCCCTAAGGTGCGCCGCTCTTACGCGACGGCAGGGACAAAAGAGTCAGGTGAGGATTTCCGTCTACCGATACCCAAGCGTGAGTCGCAAGTGAAACGCCCAGATCGGGCTATTCATGAGCAGACTTGAAGTTTAATTAGCCGGTTGGGGAATCGTCGTAGGGTGAGGTGCGTGCGTGGTCGTGGTTGTCGGCACCGTGTCAACTGGACCGGACGGCGTAATGGCCGGGACGTTCGGGTGAGATGTCGTTGCGTTCAACGACGGCTTAACGGTTGTCGTCGGCGCGACCTTGACGACTGCCGTCGCGGTAGTAGTGGGTGCCTGAGCCGCAGCGGGGACAGCCGTTGTCGAAGTAGTGGTGCTATCCGTTGTCACAACATTGGTGCTGTGAAGCGTCTCGCTTGATGATGCAAAAACAATCGCAGTAACAGCCAAGGCGGTCACCACAACCAGTGATGCTATAAGCCGTTTTGTCATGAGTTCCTCCATATAGGCACCGTACCGTCATGGGTACAGCAAAGCAAGTGATTATTTATCGTCGTCCGGTAGCGAAGGACCATCATCATTTTCTGCCTCAAGCTCGTCCACTCGCTGGCGTTGTTTCTCGACGGTGATGCGCAACATGGCGATCTCGTATTGCTGCGGGAACTGGGTACGGAACGCCTCGGCAATCTCGTTCGGCGTGATTGAAATTTGCATTATCGACCTCTTCGTTTCAACAGCGTATGGCTATAGGTTTGCGCCGCCATATATTCGGCGGTTGTCTCGCTGAATCCGGCATCAATGAGACGCTGACGTTCACCGATTGTGAATGCGTGGGCCTCGTCATAAACGTCGGCGAGGTCGAAAGTCGAAGACTCGGGTTCGGGGGAGTCGGCCGTTTGGGGGTCGAACTTCTTGAGTATGCGATCAACGATGTAGCCCAAGCTGAACGCCGCAACGACGCTCGCTAACTCAATGAAAACCGTCATACCAAAACCCTCTCTGCCAGCAGGCTGTGAATCGCTGTCTCCCATTTATGCACATTATTTTGAATCGTCCAACTCTTTGCCGCCATATAGGCGTTTAGGGCGATGTCAGCAGCCAATTCAGGTTCCTGAATGAGCGAGCGCAGGTGTGTTGCCCAGTCCCGGTCATACTGGACCAGGAACCCCGTTTTGCCGTGTTCAATAATTTCGGCGTAGGGCTCGACGTTGCTTGCGACACAGGGGATGCCCAGTGCCGCGAACTCGACAAACTTCAATCCCGATTTCGATCGGTTGAAGCGGTGATGGGCGAGGGGAGCGATGCCGATGTTCAGCCTGGCCATAACTCGGTAGTGATCCCACACGTCCATCTCGTAAGGCATGAACGTGTATCGATCGGGCGGAAAGATCTTGCGACCGTAGTCAGCCCCGGAGAATTGGAAGTGCGCTTGAGGGAACCTGCGGGCGACGGTCTTGAGCATTCCTCGGGCTTGATCGAAGTCCATCTGATGACTTGTGGAGCCGGCCCAGCCGATCGTCAGATGAGGATTCTTCGGCACACTGATTTCAAAGATGTTTTGGTCCACATAGTTCGGGATGACGACAACGTTGTCGTTGAACTCACGCATGACAACAGCGAGGGTTTCTGTCGTCACCGTCACCATCGACGCGACGGATGCGTTCTTACGAATGTGGTCTTTGACTTCCTTTTGGGAGTACCACTTGTACGCATGAGGGCTCGATGGGTCTACACGGAAGAGGTCGTCATCAATCTCGTAGATGAGCTTTCTTCCCTCGACTGCAAGTCGTTGCCATGTTTCTGATGGTCCGTCTTTGCAGATGCGTTGGCCGATAATCACGTCCGCCTCAGCGTGGTGAGGCTCAAGCATCATGGAAGCGAACGCTTCGTGGCCTCTCTCCCGCAGAGCGTTGCAGACAAGGCCTACGCGGTAGTACCCGCAGCCAGTTTGATCAGCAGCTATTTGGTATCCGCCCACCCGTAGACTTTCAGCGGTTGCTGCGTCTCGGGTGGGGGGAGGGTCATCACGTCGTTAGTCACGACATCCTTTCAAAATTTAGTGGTGCTTCATTGCCCCATGCTTCAATTGCCGCATGGTCATAAGCGCGTGCAGCCTCTTGTTCGTCCGTGAAGCGGCCCAGGTTGCGAGATTTGCCATTTACCTGAATCGTGGCCTGCCATTTGTTGCGATCTTTAACGAGGCTCACTCCAACATACTCAGATGAATATCGTCTGTTTTGGAAATCCCGAAGTGGGGATCTGGTGTGGTCGATGCCTGTTGCCATCAGCTTTACGCTTTACGCTCGTCGGCCAAAACGGTATGCGAGTTGTCGATCTCGGCAGGTACGACTACTGCCCCGACTGCGAACACTTCAAATGCTTTGTTCAACGCACGCGCCGTGACATCAAGTCGAGATTCAAAACGGATAGCTGACGCGTCACCACGTCGGAACGCCTGAGGTGTTGGAGCCATGGTGTGACCAAGCCCAGCTTCGTTCTGGAATGTGAACGATCTTGCCGCCCGCAGCGATGCATCCGGTGGTGAACTGGAAATCCTCGCCCAGCTTCTGGTGATTGATCATCTCGCCTTCGGGCGGATTGTGAAAGCCCACCTCTTGTGCCAGCTCCGTTCGCACAAGAGTGGTGATGGTCGTTTGGTGGGGATCGGCAGAGTCGAATACTTTGCCGAAGTTCTCGAGCGGGTCGATGTCGGGACGAGGGCGCCCGGTGAAGTCGTGAACCATGTAGTAGCTGAACACGTAGTCAGCCCCGTACTCGGCGGCACCGCGGAAAAGCGTTTCGAGATGCTCGGGATAGAACCAGTCGTCATCGTCGAGGAACGCCGTCCACTCCGTTTTCACGCCTTCAAGGCCGCGTTGCCTGGTGACGGCGGCACCTTCTCGGCCGAGGTCGATTGCCAATGAGATGCCGGCAGCGGGTTGAGTCTGACTGAGCACCGATTCCACGGCCCGTTTGAGGTAGGTAGATCTCGGGGGAATAGACGGAATAACGACCGTGATGCCTGGATTCATCGGGTGAGCCTTTCGGGGGATTCGTGAGATTCATGGTAGCCGCCCAATGCCCAAGATATGGTCTTGGTATGGAACATCGGCTGTTTGAAGAGGGTACGGTCCCCGAATACACCACAGAGGCTTGGTACCGAGACCGCGAGACGGCGCCACACCTTGAGCAAGGTATCCACCAAGGGCGCCTTCATCAGGCCGCTGACCTTGTGAATCGTGTTCACGATGCGAATTTGGCTTATGGCCTGACGGCAGTGGATCTTGGGTGCGGAGACGGCGGTTTGCTGAGCCTGCTTGCTCCGACATTGCGCGCCTGGGGTTATGACCTGCAGCCGAGCAATATCGAGGCATCAAAGGCCCGTAACGTCGACGTACGGCTCGGTTCCATCTTTGATGATGACATTGAATGGGGCGATATCGCGGTGGTCACCGAATGCCTTGAGCACCTCCTAGACCCTCACGCCTTTGTTCGTAAGGTTGCCGAGCACTCCCGCTTTCTTGTCGCTTCCTCGCCGTGTAATGAGACGCCGGAGTCGCACTACGAGTTTCACACCTGGTGTTGGGACCATGAGGGTTACAACGACCTGCTTACTCAGAGCGGGTTCACCAACATCACTCACTGGGACGTGGATATCTTCCATGTGGTGATTGGCGAGAACATGTCACTTCAACTTTCTTGACGCTATGCTTTTGCTCATCTGGTGAGCATGACGCCACCAGTGGTGATTTCGGTGCGCTAGGTGCCATCGGGAGGGAACGTCAATGGTCGAGGAAGAAGTATCTAAGACGGAGGATTCCCAGGGTCTCCAACGGCTCGGTGATGCATTTGCCTGGGGCGTAGCTTTGATCGTCAGCATCGGCCTCTTGGGCGTGCTGGGCCTCATCATGGTCGCTTCACTCGATGCCCTTTACGGTCACCTGTTCGGCTAATGGCAAAAGCCGAGGCGTACCCACCCAAGCAGCGCGAGAGAGCAGTAGAACTCGCTCTCGAAATTGGCATTGACGAAACCGTTGTCAAGTTCAAAGAGACCTATGGGCGCGCTCTACGGCGCGACACGCTCCGCAAGTGGCTTAGCAACGCGGGTAAAGCTTCCGAACTCTCAGAAACCCGTCAACGCGCCATCGACGCAGCAGGTAAAGAGTGGGAACGCCGTCGTGAGGAATTGAAACTGTCCATACTCACGGAGGCCGAAGCGTTCTTGGGAGACATGCGCAAGGGTTACGAACGTGTGGTTGTCGATCAAAAGGGTGGCGAGCACGTCATCCACACGGCCCCAGAGCCCGCTGATCGAGCGAGGCTAGCTACAGGTTTCGGTATCTTGTTCGACAAGTTGCAACTGTCCACGGGCGGCCCCACGTCGAATCAGACCGTGCAGAACCCATCGCTTACGGCTCTTGTGAAGCAGCAGAACGAGGCGAACGACACAATCAAGGCCGGGTTACTCGCGGCCGCAGCGGGGGCAGAGTCATGAGCACAGAATCGAACCGTGGTTACACGGTAGTTGCGTTACGCCCGTCATTCCGCGGCGATGGCGTGACCGAAGTTAGTTCAGTCGGAAGTATTTGGTCGGATATCGAGCCCTGCGAGAACCACAAAGTCTATTGCCAAGAATTGGCAAAACGTGACCCCAAGAAATACGGCGGCGACGTGAGTTACGCCATCGTGAAGTTGGTCGAGGTCGAGCAGGACGTGACGCCATGAGCGAACAATCGCTTTACTATCTCGAATCGTTCGTACCGTCTTGGCTGACGCAAGACGCTGGTTACGTCGCCGCGTTCAAGACGCGCCTCAAAGACCTGATGGAGATGCAGGAGTTCGCCGTCGATGAGATTGACGAACCCTTCGTCAAAAAGACCCCCGACTGTCCATCCATGCCAGGTATGTGCGTGTTCCGCGTCGAGGCGACAGTTCGTGAATACGACGTGGACGTGCCGGATGAGGACGAAGAAGATGAACAGACTACGTGGTTCGTTACCCCGGAGCCGCAGGAAACGCTCACCGACCTTATAGCGTCACACGTTCGGAGTGTCGCTAGGGGTATCGCTGCAAGATCATCACAGGAGATTCGATGACAAAGGTGACCAGCAAGACTAAGACCTGCACCCGCTGTAGGGACGAGCAAGACGCACGCCAGTTCCGCATCATCGGGTCGTATCAAGCCACCGGCAAACCACGTCGTCATCCGTGGTGCAGGACGTGCGAGAAGCTGAGCAATGACGAACGCCGAGCGCGATGACAGCGGCTATTGCATACGGTGACGGCCAAAACGTCTGGATGGCCGCTGACTCAATGACGAACATTTACACGCGGCCAGTGCTGAGTGCGAAGAAGATTGCCCGGTTAGCCGTGACGCAGACGGGTGGTCTGGACTTGGACCCGTTTGCATTGATTAGCACGGCTGGCGACGGCGGCCTAATGCAACTCATTCGCAAGTGGACGCCTCCTGAGTTCGCGACCGGCAGCGACGTAGACGCATGGGCACAAACGGTTGCCGAAGCGATAACGATGATGGCAATCGCTAACGGCATGACCGAAGGCGGGCGCATGGGGGCGTCATGCCTGCTTGGATTCCAGGGGCGTGTCTGGACTATCTCGCATATGTACGCTGTGTCGCATCCCGACAACATCAGCGCAATCGGCAGCGGTGAGGGGCCAGCAATCGGAGCCCTAGATGCTCAGTTGGAACGCAGCAAGCAGGATCATGGTGCATGGTCATATTCCCCAGAGAACATGCTCATCAGAGCCATGAAGATTGCCATCAATAGAGATCAACACGTTGCCGGTGAAATTCAGATCGAAACCGCATGACTGAATTGCAGCTCTTCCAGCAATGGCTGGACTACTGCGATATTAGCGAGGCGCAGGTCGACCGCGATGAGTTGCTAAGTAACCCTCGGAAGTACTTCGCTCACGACGAGACATGGGGAACACGCTTCGAGTTCGGTGTCATGGGTAATGACTTCATGTCCGCGTGTTTCAATGAGGCCGGTGCCTTCGTTTGTTTTGAGCGTCGGTAATGGATGGACTACGACCTTCTCACTAATGAAGGCTTTGAGGCGTACGTTGCCTCGATAGATGAGCGGTTATTGGCAAGCCCCGAGGGGCGATGCGCTCTGACAAATATCGACCCATTAGCGTTTGCGTTGGTCTACTTGCCGCACCATCTTCGCAGCGAGCAAACACGCAACCGTATAACTTTCGCTGATCTTCATGTTGCGCTGATTGAGCAAGCCAAGACGTGGACGGTCAAGTCAACAAAACCACGCCAATATCGCGATGCCTATGTCGCTCCTCGCGAATCTGGTAAAAGCACGTTCTTGCATTTGATTCTTCCGTTGTGGGCCGCAGCGCACGGACACATCAAGTTCCTTGCCGCGTTCTCTGATTCAGGGCCGCAAGCCGAGATACATCTGGCAACGTTTAAGCGGGAACTTGAACGCAACGAGCTATTGCGAAATGACTTCCCCGACCTGTGCAGCCCGGCGCGTCGTATTGCCGGGTCAACGGAATCAGATACACAAAAGCAGTTCCGTTCGGAATCTGGATTTGTGTTTGTGGCACGTGGTGTCGATCAGGGCGTGTTGGGACTCAAGGTGGGCGAGGACCGTCCGGGCTTGATCCTGCTTGATGACCTTGAGCCTGATGAGTCAAGCTATTCGGCTTACCAATGTGCCAAACGATTGACGACGCTACAAGACGCCATTCTTCCCTTGAATGAGTTTGCCAGGGTCGTCTTGACGGGAACCGTGACGATGAGCGGTTCAATCGTTCATCAGCTCGTTAAGACAGTCACATCGTCAGATGAGGAACAAGCATCGTGGGTTAAAGAGCAGAACTTTCGCGTGCATTACTTCGCCCCGATCGTCACGGATGAAAAGACAGGCGAAGAACGTTCGACGTGGCCGCAAAAGTGGACGCTTGATTACTTCAATTCCATTCGTCACACGCGCAGCTACAAGAAGAACTTTGCTAACGATCCAATGGGTAAGGACGGCGATTACTGGAATGACGAAGACTTCGTTTACCAATGGCTTGAAGGAACCAGCAAAACGCTGTTGTCGATTGACCCGTTCGTAAAAAAGCAGAAGAAGAGCGACCCCTGCGGACTCGCGGTTGTTTCGTTTCTGCCGAAACAGTTGATGAACCCCAACCGCCCGAAAGGCGCGCCGCCGATATATCAGCCGAGCCGATGCATGGTCGAGTACGCCGATGACTGCACCAAGACGGGCAAGGAATTGCGCACCGTTGTTCTTAAGCTGCTCGATCAGTTCCCCCACATCGGGCGAGTCTTTGTCGAGTCCAACCAAGGCGGCGATCTCTGGCATGACATCTTGCATTCCCTGCCCGTGAAAGTTGTTTGTGAGAGCAACACGGTGAATAAGGAAGTGCGTGCCGGCCAGCTCCACACCCTCTACCAGTCAAAGCGTGTTGTCCATGCTCGGCGCTTTGGCAAGGCCGAAGAGCAGATGGTTGGATTCCCCGGCGCGCATGATGACATCGTGGATGCCGTAGGCAATGGAGTATTTCGCTTCATAAAACCGCCGACAAAGCTCGTTCCAGGGTTGCAGACGACCAGCTACCTGTAAGGCGCTCACAATCTGGGCATATGCCCTACACTGGCGGTTGTGCCGCTAACTGATCTGATCACAGGTGTAAAGAACATCCTTGCGCATCAGCGTAAGTATGACGTGGCCGAGGACTACTACGAGGGCGAGCAAGACGAGATCTTCGCTTCGGCGAACATGCGCCACCGACTCCATGCCCTCAGCGCCGCCTACAAGATCAATCTCTGCAACACCCCTGTCGACGTCTTGGCCGAACGTCTCGAAATCGTCTCGGTATCAGTAGCCGATAATGACGCCGCGAACAGGGCTCTTCAAGAGCAGATATGGACACACTCCATTCAGCTGGACGTAAAGGACTGGCTTCGTCAAGCGGGCGAGTATGGCGACGGAATTCTCTTTGTCTGGCCCTCAAATGACTCGATTGAGGAAGTCGACGCGGAGTCAGAAAATGACCAAACCGCCGTCGAAGACATCTCGAGTGATGACGAAAGCCAGGAAGCCGAGCCACCTCCTGGTCCTGGCGTTGACATCATTTGGAACTCGCCTAAAACCGCCCGCGTCATTTATGACGCCGAGAACGAGTCGTATCCCATATTTGCGATCAAGTTCTGGAAAGAGCCAGGCGCGCTTCGCTGCTCGATTTACTACCCGACGACCATCGAACGATGGATTGCCGGCGACGACGCTGACCCGAAAGACCCGAAAGTCTGGAAGCAGTACGTCGATGATGCCGATGAGAACGGCGTCGGCATCTGGCCTGTAGAAAACCCCTACGGCAAACTACCTATTTTCCACCTCCGTAACGCAAAGCCTTATGGGCGCCCAGAGCACAAGAACGCCTACGGGCCGCAGAACGCTATCAACAAGCTCATCCCCGCCCACATGGCGACGATCGACTTCCAGAGCTTCCCGCAGCGTTATGCGCTCACTGAGACCAACCCTGACGGCGAGCAAGAAGACGACGCCACCGATTGGTATCCAGACGACAACTTGGCTCAAACCGTGTCGCAACAGGACCGCTCTAAGCTCAAGGCGGGGGCCGGCGAGCTGTGGTGGCTGGACAACGTAAAAGAGGTCGGCCAATTCGTCCCAGCCGACTCGACTGTCTTCACTGACCCTCTCCCGCTCTACATCAAGCTGATGGCTCAGACGACCAAGACGCCATTGCATTACTTCGATCCTTCTGGCGGAGCACCCTCAGGCGAGTCTTTGCGGGCAGCTGATATGCCGATGGTGAAGAAGGCCGAGGATCGCCAACAGAGATATGGAGCGACTCTTTCAGACGTGCTGTCGTTCTCGTTGCAGATCATGGGCTTCCCTGATTGCATCGTGGACATCAGTTGGGCGAGCGCCGGCGTGGCCGATGATCAAAGCAGTTGGGAAACAACGCAGCTCAAGATCGACGCAGGTCTGCCCGTCCGCCAAGCGCTGCTGGAGTCGGGCTACACGACAGACCAGCTCGACGCCTGGGGCATCACGAACGACCAAAGTGATATCGCTCAGAAACGTAAGGTCGAGATCCTTGCTCAAATCGCCACGGCAGGCCAGGCCTTCGGAGCCGCGGCCGGGTTTGGTATCTTCGATGTGGAAGCAATCAAGGCACTGCTTGAGACTGTGGTGAATCCGCCCGAGCTACCCGCTTCGACGTGAACCTAAACGACTGGTTGGCGCTTAGTCGTCGCCGCTCCGATCAGCTCCAGGCATGGGAAACAACCGCGCTGGCTGGACTCACGGCGCCGATGGCAACCCAGCTGCAGGCCATTCTTGTAGAACTCGCCAAGCGATATGTCATTGAAATCGGCTCGATCTATGAACGCGACCCCGACCCCAAGGCAGTCGCTGACATCACGCGATGGCTCGATGGGCAACTCGCCGCGATCGACCTTTCCGCTATCGCCCCCCAAGTGACGGCGCTGGCCAAAGAGCCATATGTGCATGGCATGGTCACGGCAGCGATGATGGTGGGCGCCACCATACCCAAGCCGCTACAAAAACCCGTAGTCACTGAGAACGCACGCCAATCGGGCAAGCTTGCAGCCGAGAATGCCGTCATGAGGATGGGCGAGGCACGAGGATTCACGACAAGTGCCAAGAGCTGGGGCGGGTTCACCTTGGCGATGGCAAAGGCAAGCCAAGCGGTCACCGCGATCAAGACCTCGGCGAGTTGGGCGATCGTGGCCTCGGCCGCTGCAGGGGTCGTCGCCTACGCAACAACCAGGGGCGCAAAGCTCGACGTGATCTGGATCTGTGATGAGGGCGCGTGCCCTATATGTCTCCCCTTTGGCGGCGCGGTCATGACCAAAGAGGGCGTTTTCATCTCCGCTGACGGCGCCATGATCTCGTCCCCACCGACTCACCCGAATTGCCGATGTGAGACGGGCACGGTGGACAAGAGCCTTACTGGTCTGCTCGTCGCGGCCCTCAGTTCTGGTTCATCGCAATCGATTCGGTGAGTGGCTATGCTTTCCAAGACGCTCACTATGTGAGCATTTCCCCCCAACTTGGAGGTATGGATGCCCAAGGACAATGACGACGTCGACGACGAAGAGACCGGCGACGACGAAGACATTGATACCGAAATCCCAGATGACGACGACAGCAATGACGACGACACTGGTGATGAGGATGAAGACAAATCCAAAAAGAAGAAGGAAGATGACGCTTGGAAGCCCCCGAGCGAAGCTGAATGGCGCAAAGCCGAACGCGCTCGCCGTCGTGCCAACAAGCAAGGCCATGACCTTCGGGGCAGGGTGAAAGAACTTGAAGCAAAGGCCGGTAGCAAAACCGAAGAAGGTGACCAAGAGGATCTGGAAGCCAAACTCGAGGAAGCTCGCACCGCTGCCTCAACGGAAGCAGCAACCGTCTGGAAAACCCGAGTCGTCAAGCAAGCTGCCAAGACCTCCTTCGTAAGTCAAGGACTCAAGGGTTCGCCGGACAAGCTCATTCGTTTGCTCGACCTTGAGGACATCGAAGTCGATGACGAGGGTGAAATTGATGGCCTCGATGAGCAGGTGCTCGAGATCAAAGAGGAATACCCCGATCTCTTCCCTGGCCCAAAATCCGACGATGATGGCAAGGAAAAGGACAAGAAGCGCAAGGTCGCCGACAACGTCGACAAGGGCAACAAGAAACATGTCGAAGAAAAGATGAGCTCAGCCGCGCAAGTAGCGGCGGCGCTCATGGGCGGCGGGCGATAAATGACGGTTAATGACCCACTGCCGGTGGGAAACATTCCGTCAGATAGGTTCACTGAACCGTTTAGCCGACGATCGTTGGGCGGGGATCGACCGGCGCCGTTTGAGCACTGCGACGGCATTCAGGGATCTGTCCCTGATGAAGTCGACTGGGTGAACGAGCCACCTCATTATCGAAGTCATGCGTCTGGCATCGAATGTATAGATGTTGTTGAGCACATGACCTTCAACGTGGGCAACACGGTGAAGTACTGCTGGCGTGCCGGTCTCAAGGGCGACATCATCGAGGATCTCAAAAAGGCAGCTTGGTATTTAGAGCACGAGATCCAGCGCCTTGAGAAGCTGAAAGGCAAATAGCCTTCGCCCGGTGCTTTCCCGCAAGAGGCTCTGCCTCCCCTTCGCGGCGTTTGTACTGGTGCTATCGGGGGACATCAACGCGGCTACAGCCCCGGCAGTAGCTACATCGCCAATCGTCGCGGTCGGTATCGATTCGGCTCCCTCATTTGAGGTGAGTAAATCGATACCGGCTACTACAACCGTTCCCGAACGTGCGGCGCCCGCCACCGCGAGTCGAAGTGAGAACGTGGGTCATAATATGCGGCCTCTCGTCACACTCGGCAGTGGGTCGATTGTTGATGTCGCGATTGATCAGCTGGGCAAGCCGTATCGCTATGGAGCGACGGGGCCTAATGCTTTTGACTGTTCGGGGCTCGTCTATTACGTATTGAACCGTGCCGGCATCCATGTGCCGCGCTTGACGTCAGATGGTTACTACCGACTGTTCGCGAAGACGACTCGAGCAGCACTCGTTCCAGGTGACCTCGCTGTGTACCCCGACCACATCGCCATCTATGTCGGCGGCGGAAACATCATCGCGGCTACCACTCCACGAGGCGGCGTCAAACGTCAATCTATTGATGCACCCGGTCGACCGTTTGGTTTCGTGCATCCTGCTTAGAGTTTCTCGGGTCAAGTTGAGCAAGAAGAATCTGCCCCATGGGAGAATCCAGCGGGTTGTAGCTTGGATGTGGCTTACCTCGGCGTGAGTCGCACCAAAGATTCGGTGCATGGACCGGCGCCTCTATCGTTCCTCGTATCCAGTTATATATGAGACTTCCAGTGCGTCCATTGCCGTCAGCAAATGGATGGATGTTTTCGTAGGCACGGAACCATTCAACGGCTTCGTCTTCGTTGCAGTCGTCTTTGGGAGGTTGAGCGACGACCAGTCTCTTAAGAGCCGATGGAACGTCAGTGAAGTGCATTTTGACTTCAAAACCAACCTGCACATCATGAGTGCGAAAACCATCGGCGTTCTTGACGGGCTCGACCAATCGCCCTAGTTCGATGATTCGTGCAGTCGTTAGCCGATCAAATGTGCGGATTCTGAGCCATGCCCGAGCCATATTCGCCACGGATTGTTCGCCTGACATCTGCCACTCGCACTCTTGGGCGCAGTAGTCAACGACAGACAGGGGAATCGAAACGTCGGACATGGATCAAGTTTAGGACTTACGAAACCATCGTCGCTTAGCCGCAGCGAGAACCTTTTCACGCTCTGACTCAAGCTGTTCTTTTAGGTCGTCGACCACCTGTTGAAGATCGCGGGCCCGTTCAATCTTGAACTCGGCTTTTGCTTCCGCTCGCGCCTGAGCCCTTTCGGCCTCAATGAGTTGTTCACGCATCTCACGAAGGTCGTCGAACACTTCGACAGGGATGGGCAGGATGTTGACCTCGCGCTCCCTGGCCGGACTTTTAGCTGCTGCCTCAAGAACGTCCTCTATCGCTACCAGTAGCGGAGCGTTACTTGGCCCGTCTTGTTTCCAGCGTACGGAGTCAGTGTCTTTCGCCCAAAAGCGGATGCGGCGCTCCACCTTCTTGAGCGATTCACCATCGGCTATCTGTTCGGCGGCCTCTTTGATGGTGAGCCATTCAGGCTCGGGAGCCTTGTGCAGTTCGAGTGCGGTTGACAGTGCTCGCGGCACTGCGGGTTCAGGTGCGGGGGACATGACGCGAGTATCGCACCGCTAGCGATCATTGTCACGGGACGGACTGCAGCCCGCCCCGTGAGTTTCCTTTTGACGTTAAACGTTCATGCCCTCTTTACCCTTAGGCGCTGGCGTGAAGTCGAGGTAGAACTCCTCACCCGGCGTGAACTGCTCAACCGCTTGTTCGTTATTGATGTGCATCATCAGCAGGCCAGCGGGCGTGTACTTGGCCCATTCCTTGTTGTCTTCACCTCGGCAAACCGGGGCCAAAACGACTTCGGAAGAAGCGGTGGCGGTGTGCTTCACAGACTGAACGAAGAATTTTGCTCGGACGGACATATTTGTCTCCTCGGTAAAAGTGGGTGGTTTTAACCGAGGATGCGACGGGACTAGCCAGGCCGACCTCAGAAAGCGATGTTAGCGCCAAGACCGCTCATAAAGTGAGCACGCGTTTGGTAGTATCCAAACCAGCGGCGCCGGATGCCCGCGAATCGATGCCCCTGGATAGGGGTGATATCCGTTCGCTAGAGCATCTAGGACGCCACCCATGCCAGACGTGTTCGCCGGTTTTTGGTCAGACGCTTTACTCAACACCAACACCAAGCTCTTAAAATCCACGTCCTTTTCCGTCTACTTGGACGCGGCATGTACCTCGCTAGCTACGACCTACACTGACCGCACCAAAAACACAGCGGTTCACGCTTGGGTGACAGACAACGCCGGCCAAGCTGAAATCTTCGCTACGCCGGGTACGTATTGGATCTACATCGACGGCTCGATGCCAGCGCGTCAAATCGCGGTACAGCCTGACCTCGCAGACGACCCGCCATCAAGCGATGTCCTACTCAAGGCAAACAACCTTTCTGATCTGAATAACGTCGCGTCGGCTCTAGGCAATCTCGGACTCGGCGGCACGAGGATCACTGTCATAGGAGACGACGGCGGTGTCCAGGCATTGGACAAGGTGCCATTAGGCACGGCTATATCTAAGACTGTCGCTCGTCAGATCCCCGTCACAAAGCATGACATTCAGATTTCTAGTGGTCCCTGGGGCGAAGCAGCGGCGTCGGCGGACAACCGCAATGTCTGGGGCCATCAATTCATCAAGCTCCGCAAGCTCATTGATGCGGCTCGCATCACCTCAGTAGCCTGGTACCTCGATGACGCGGCAGTAGCGGGATGGGACGGCCGAGGCCCGCACCCAACGCCCAACACCAGCCCGATCGACACTCAGACGGTTGCTCCGTACGCGCTTGGGGGAGTCAACGCAGACGGTTCGATGGTCGGGTATGACTTTTCGGCTGTAACGCCTGACCAAGCTCTTCACACCCTGTCTGCGATCGTCACTTACGAAGGCAATGGTTCGACCAAGGGCGCGACAGTTTCGTTGTGGGTGCAGAACGTCCCCTACGACGGCATGACTCTCCTGGCTACGGCGGGCGGTGCCGTATCCGTTCCACGTGGGCGTTACATCGCGTATGGCGCGTTCATTGGTTCGACTCTCGGCGGGAAGTATTACGGCAGTCATGGTGACTGCACTACTCACGCAACCACTCTTGAACTGATCGCGAACAACGGCCCGGTCGACTGGGACGGTCAAGTAGATCTGTTCGGCGGCAACGTTACGTTCCGCGGCCAGCACAAGTTCAACGGCCAAGTCAACGTTCGTGGTGAAGACAACTCCACCATTGAGGGCGATGGGGTTTGGAAGGCCGAATTCACGAACCCGGTGTGGCAAAACTGTGAGATCCCGGCCTACCGCACCGCTAACGGCTTTCTGGGTGATGTCCTCGCCGCCTCTGTCGCGAATGTTGTATTGGGCTCATTCGGCCTCGGTGTTCTTGATGGCATTCAAACGCTTGCCACCAACCGCTATCTGCTGTCATTTCAAACGACCGCGAGCGAGAACGGCATCTACACCGTTAACAGCGGTGGAGTGTGGACTAAAGCCGCCGACACCATCGTGCAGTGGTCGAGAGTCCACGTGCTCTCTGGTGATACCAACGGCCAGAAGGCGTTCGTCAACACAGCGCCAAGCGGCTCCAATGCATGGCTCCCATTTACATATGGCACGAGCGGCCTGGCTATCAACAAGTCGGGGGCGTTAGGTGCATACCAAACTAACATCGTCACCGGCATTCGCTTGCGCGACTTCTTCATCCATGATGTCAAAGAAGACGGCATCTTCCTGGTCCACACGCTAAATGTCGAGATCACTGACGGGCTCATTGAGCGCTGCGCAGATCAAGGCGGCGGCTCGGTTCTCACGGGTCTGTTGCACTCAGACCACATTCAGTTCGGTGGCGACAACAAGAACACTTACATCAACCGAGTCAACTCAAGCGGAAACATCCGCCTCAAGAGTGATTTCGGAGATATCGAAAACACGTATCTGAATGATGTCGTGATCCACGATGGCCCGACGCAGGTGTACCAACTCGAATGCACCACGGCGGCAACGGCACCATTCGGCGTTGGTGGCGCGACCGGCAACATCGTCAACATCAACTACTCCAGCGTGCATGTGTGGGGCGGTTCGTTCTACAACTACATCGAAGATGGTAACGGCACGATCACCAAAACTGGTCAGCCGATCTTCCACAATCCGTTTGATAGCTCAACTGACGCTGATCTGATTCCTCCGAGCTTCCAGGGCAAGCGCCGGCCACCGATGGTTGTGGACCTGGCCAAGAACTACGGCACCGGAACGGCTGTCTCAGTTCCTCGCCCAACGTCTTCGGCTCCGGGCCATGTGTTCGTAACGCTCATCTCGGTATCTGATCCCACAGTGACTGTTACGGCCCCTGGCGGCTGGGTTGCTGCTGGTAACTCGGGTGCTGCCTCAACCGGGCGTGTGTACGCCTTCTGGCGCCCATTCACCTCACTTGTGTCGGGCGACGGTCAACTCGGGCCGTATGCGTTTACGCTGTCTGGCTCCTGTAATTGGTCGGCTGATATTCGCGCTCTTCGCAACGCTGATCAGACGGCCCCCATCGAAGACATTCAATGGACGCTTAACAACTCTCCCTCGGGAACGCTTTCGCTTCCTTCTGCGACCTCTCTGGACACCCAGCGCGTGGCAGTTCGCCAAGCATCGGTGTTCGGCATCGACCCCTCTGTTTCATGGGGTGCGCCGCCACTCAGCTACGCCATTTCGGTATCGGCCAATCTCAACTACAACCCTCGAGGTCGTGGAGCATATGACTCCACCAAGTACTACCAGGCAGGCGATCTGGTCACCTCAAGTGGTGTTTGGTATCTCTGCACTCGATCGGCTCCGTTCCACAACCAGGCTCCTCCAAATGGTGGCTATTGGTCAGTGTGGACTGGACCGACCTCAAGCGCGGTTGTGTCGAACGTCTATCAGCAGCTGTTTGCTGACTTCACGCCAACTGGCGCACTCGGAGCGGTAACGGTCAACATCCCTGCGGGAGCATCGTCGGCCATTGGATGCACCTACGTCGTCAAGCCTCGCTACCCCAAGGGCCAACCCGACCGCTACTCATTCGCTGGACTCATGGCCGAGTCGATCGCGTTCCGACCGTCATCAACGATTCCGGCCAACAACCCACAAGACGCGATTGATTACCTCGGTTCCCTTGTTGCCGCTGCTGCCACAAATGCAACGGTTGGCCAAGCTCAGGCGGATGCACAGTGGAACTCACTTGTGGAGGCGTACCGCCGTTCGGCGCCGTTCCTCACTCGCCCTGATCTTGCAACGACGGGAACGCGTGGGCGGGCACTGACGACCTGGGTTGGCGATTTCAACACCTCATCAGATGGTCAGGTCATCGACGGCCTACTGATTACCGGCAACCTGAACCTGAATCACAAGAACGTTCGTATAAATGAAACGTGGGTGCAGGGTTACGCCCGCAATTTCTATTCTCCCAATTCCGGTACCGGCCGACATATCTTCACTTATTGCGAAATCGGCTCAGACTCAGGCGTCGTAACAGTCGGCAAGGGCGGCATCTGCTTCGACGGCTACATGGCCATTGGGTGTTACATCCACGGTGTCGGTGACGGTTTCAAGGTCGGCCGCGAGTGCAAGCTGTACAGCAACTACGTCACCAAGCTTTATGTCTACGGCCTCAACTCAGACATCACTCAAGCTCCGTTTGAGCACTGCGACGGTATTCAGATTCAGGGATCTGTCCCCGGCGACCAGAACATCGACATCCTCGGGAACTTCCTCGATGCCACCAATGCCTTTGGGCCGGGATCGACATCCGGCGCAGGGTCAAACTCTGCTTTCCTCATCAAGGCCGACCTCGGGCCGATAGACAATGTTCGCGTCGAATACAACTGGCTCCGCTGCGATTCGTTGGTACCGACATATGTCACTGCTGGTAACTGGACTGCGGCGCCGAACCCGACGCGAGTGCGCTTCCGTTACAACCGCATCATTCCGCATGCAAGTAACACAAGTCCGTTCCGCCTCGATGATCAGTCGTTCATGGCGTATAACCGCTATGAAGACATCAACGGCAACTATCTCGGGCCAGTCGATGCAAACCCGATCGTCGGCAAGAACGGTGTTTGGCTCGATGGTGTAAACAACACCTCAAACGTCTCGACGCCCTACGTCGCGGCGCGAGTTCCTCAGTCGCTTTATGTGGATGCTGATATTGCGCCAGCCAGTCTGAACACAGGGGCCACTCAACGCATTATCTCGGCGGTGGACTTCACCTCCAATGCTCCCCGAACGTTCAGCCTCTACATCGACTCGACCGGTCACATCGGCTTTACGTGGTGGAAGGACGCGGCGGGCGGAAGTGTATCGACGTCCTCGTCGCTCACACTGGCAGCATTAGGCGCGCAAGTGGGCGGCCGATTTAAGATCGGTGTGTGGCTCGCGCCCACATCTCCATACAAGGTTCATTTCTTCTTTGGTGCTTACGGCGAGGCCTACCAAGAAATTGAAGTGCAAACAGGTTCTGGCGCTGCGGTAGTAAACGACGGGAACACTCCGATTGTGCTTTCGGGTCGTGGAACGAGCTCGGGCATCAACTCAGCCGATCGTTATAAGGGCTCGGTGTATTACGCCTCGATTCGCGATGGGGCCACCGGCTCGCTCGGCTCGCTCGGCAACCTGGTCGCCGTCTTTGATCCTTCATCGATCGCTATCACCGATAGCCGCACACCGTCCACTCTCACAGCGACAACCAGCGAAGTGTGGTCATTGGGATCTGGGGCACTCGGCGCCCAGTCGTATTGGATTGCGTCCAAGACTCTCGCTGCGTCGGACTACGCCTCTCACGCGAAGCCCAAGGCAGCGGGTCAAGCATCCTCGGGCGCAGGGAACACCACGTATTCCCTGTCTGATCACCAACACCCAATGTGGAACCCGGTGACAGTCACGTTCGCCATGTCGCCATATCAAATCATCCCAGGCGACTACGTGAAGGCCGACCCAACCGCCGGAAATATCAGCCTTCTCCCGCCTACCAACGCTGCCGGCGTCACTTATGCGTGTGCAAAAATGGATAGCGGCGGGAACACCGTAACGCTTACCGGTGCCGTCGTCGACGGGGTGACCAGCCCAGTGCTGACAGCGCAGTTCGACCGTAAGTGCGTTCTAGGTGACGGCTCAGCGTGGACGACCTTTAGTGAGAAGTCCGCAGCCAGTGGGATCTTGCCATCGATTGTCACTACCAAGGGTGACCTGATTGTCGGCTCGGCCAGTGGAGCGGTTTCTCGCTATGGAGCTGGCGCAGACGGGACTATCGATTACAACGACTCATCCCAAACCCTGGGCAAGATAGCAAAACTGCCGTACACGGGCCTCGTGGTCGTCACTTCTCAGCTCGTGCTCAGCAACACCACAACCGAAACTGTTGTGCATGGCCCGTACACCGTCCCTGCCGGTTCTGTCATCGCTGGTCGCACTTATCGATGGACGCTATGGGGCTCGGTAGACAACATCGCTGCGGGTTCGGTCACTCTCAAGTTCCGCTACGGCGGGGTGGCTGGTAACAGCTTCGGCACCTACGGCATATCTAACGCCTCGATCAAAACAAACCAGTCGTTCAAGTACCACGGCGTCTGCACATTCCGGGCCGCCTCGGGCTCATCGGTGCCATTGGTAGCTGGAATCGATACGTTCAACTCGACAAATAACAGCAGCAACTTTCTCCAGACCACGGCGTCGAACGTGAACACGACTACCGATAAAGATCTCGTAATCACGGCAGTATGGGGCGGAGCCGACCCAGCCAATGTGCTGCGCATCGAAGGCGGCTCTTGGGAGCTTGTCAAGTGACCTTAAGAACTAATTCCGACACCCGACCAGGAAATTGAGGCAGGGCATATGGGCTTCGTAACACATCCCCAACCGTGGAGCGCCACGTTATCAACGACCGTTGACACCCAGATAGCAGCAGGCAACTGGGGCGATTCCCTACCGGACCTGGCGTGTTTCTTTGTGGCATCTCAGCCTTTTTGGTTCTTCACAGGCGCATGGAGCCCTGGAGTGACCAATAACGCCACTCCAGGGGCAACAGGCCGCGGTGCGTTGCTTCCTGCCGGGGGCTATTCCTGGAAAATCCCGGACGACGCTGTGCTTTTGTTTCGTGACAATGGTGCTGGCTGTGTCCTCAATGGCGTCGTCTCGTCGGTATAGGGGAGCCAGATGATCAATTACTCACCCGACTTCACTGGATCAGTTGCAAAAATTTCAGCTGACCTCTTAGCAGAGGCTTCTATAGCTAGAGAGAATGAAGCAGGGAAGCGAGCACGGTTCGTAGATCAGGGTGCAGCAAAGAGCGCCTCGTACGCAGCCTCAGCGTGGGATAGCGCGACGTTCAACGCTACGGCAGGCTCGATCTCCCAAGCGTTACCGGCATCGCCTGCAAGCGGCGATGAAGTCGAGTTCTACCTGTCGGCAACGTCGGGAACCAATGTTCTCACCGTTACAGGTACGGGTGGACCGTTCAGCACTACGACCGCAGGACACGGAGTTACGTTCCGCTGGACGGGCTCGGCGTGGGTAGAGCGGCAAGATCGCAAGACGAAGGCGTCGCTGGATGCGGCCTACCCCCGCATCGGCGGTGATACGTGGCTGAAACAGGCAGCACTTGCCCAAGCGTTTCTGTTGACCTCAGTACCACCAACCTATGACGCGACGTTCGGCACCTTGACGGCTTCCAACATCACCTGGCCTGATGACACAACCGGCGCGTATGCAACGACCAGTCTTGACAGCAACGGCGCGGTTACGGCGTTCACAGCCACTTATGTCGGCTCAACCACAAAGACGGTGACAGTGACTATTCCTCGGAACAGCTCTAGTCAGGTCAACGCTGCAATGACCGCGAGCGTGGCGTAATGGGATTCCTCGACGTCCCGATACCTATCGTCACAACATCGCGGCGGCCAACGACGGTCAGATCAGAAGCGGCTTCTCTGGTGTTGACAGACGGAACATGGGGTTACGCAGGCACACACCCGGCTGGTTCGCTCACAGATACCTCTGATTTTGTGCTCGGCGCATCGAGCGCGTATCTCACAACCAATGCTGCTGGGGCCTACGGAGCCATCGACAAAACTGTGACATGGGATGTGTCTGCGAAAATGGTACGTGTCACCTTCAAGGTGACAGGAATAGCTAACATCACGACGCTCAAGTTGTATCTGGGTGATTCCTCACTGACAAACTATTTCCAAGTCAGTCTCAATCCCGGCACTGGTCGAACGACACAGCTTATTGTTCGCGATGGAGATTGGGCAACGTTAGATATTTCGAGAGGCGATTTCACGACGGGCGCCGGTGCCCCGTCGTGGGCATCTATTGCCAAGGTACGGTTCTTCTGTCAGGACAACGCGACCGGCGCAGTGACGTTTCGTGTTAATGCAATCGGCTTGGTGCCTGATACTGCTGTGTTTCCGAACGGTTGTGTTGTCTTCGCACTCGACGACGCCGACGCGTCGCATTGGACGATCGCCAAGCCCTATATGGATCGATACTCCTTCCCGGCGACTTGCTTTCCGATTCTTGGCACGCTTGATGGAACAGGCCTACAAACATCGCAGCTCAAGACAGCGCGTGACTATTCAGGTTGGGAAGTCGGCGGGCATGCATCGACGACCGCGGTCCACAGCGCTGGACTGGCAGGGTTAACGTCAGCAGCGGTCAAAACGGAATTCGAGACCATCAAGAAGTGGATGCTAGCCAACGGGTTTAATTCTGATGCTTACGCCTGGCCGAATGGTGATAGCGACGGCATCAGTGAGGCAGTTGCAAGAACATACTGGGCCTGCGGCCGAGGAACAATTAACCAGTACACGCAGGCAAGTTCGGTGCCAAATCCGTACCGCATAACCAGTTTTAATCTCACGTCATTGTCGAGCGGCCAAGCAACAGCGATTGTTGACAAGGTTAAAACCGGGAAAGCTCTTGGCGTAATCGTTGCTCACAAGATTATCGCATCACCAGTAGGTTTGAATGATGTGTCAACAGCAACGTTCCAGGCAGTCGTGGATTACTGCGCCGCACAGAGCGTGCCGGTTCTTACGTTGTCTGAAGCATTGAAGCAATTGGGCCGTCGTCCGTAAGCGCACGTCCCGGTTCCATAATCCCTAATAACACCCCTAAACCCCGAGTAACCCTGTGAAAACGTTGTGAAAGATACAAAAGTGCAGGTCAAAAACAATTTAGTAAACGTAACGGCTAGCGGAAACCAAACCAAGCGGTAACGGAAACGAATGTCCCGACTCTTCACCAACAACTCAACGTCACCCTTCATCTCCGGCACTGATGGAACTAACGAGCCTCTGGGTTCAGTTCCCGCAGATGGTCCAGCAGGGTCCGTTTTGCATTAGGACGCCAGGCGAACCATCACGTTGGGGTATTCCTGCACAAGGGCATCGAGTTCGCAGTTGCCGTAGACGACGCCGTCGACCACGGTGGCAAAGTAGCTGTCGTCCTCAAGCAGTACGCGGTCAATGAAGCCGTACTCATCTTCGACCTCCGCGTAGACCTGGACGAAGCGGGCGACATTGCCGTCCTCAAGCATGAACATCTTGGCTGTGATCTCGATTTGGTCGGCGCTGTAGTCGTTGAGAGCGTTCTCAAGTATCAGCTTTTCGGTTGTTTGCATCTCGGTCGTTGTTTCCATGTAGATACCGTACCCCCGTCGGTACAGTGTCGCAAGTCATTCGTCAGGAAACTTGAAGTTTCTTTCAGCATTTTGTTTTGTTCATCTGACTATTTGCTTGAGAGAGGAGTGAACCCCACTGAGTGGCCGTGTATTTGGACTCCGCCCAATGACTGTTCATGGCTGCGTTGAATACGGCAAAGGGGTCAGAACCTTTAAGAGCCTTGATGATTCCGCCGTAGAGGCCGTTGTGAAGCGTGTCGAGGGTAGCTTTCATCCCAACCTCATAAGTGGGGTAGGCGCGGGCCCCCTTGCCTGCCATCCACCAGCTGCCTGGTTCGCTTCGTTTCGTGTTGAGCGGGTTGTACTGAGCCGCGTTTTGGAAATGGCCGCCCTCGGCGATTGACCAGGCCACAAGAGCAGCCTGGTTGTCACCATTTTTGGGTATGCCCAGGCGCGCCAGCAGATCCCCAGCCCACTGGGCGCGAGTAAAGCAGACGCCTGGGCTTGTTATTTTGGGTGTGAGGCCCCAGCGGTAGCGGCGGCGGGCTGCATCTGACTATTGGTCTGCGAGGACGCTGCGGGGATATGAAGGGCCATCCAAGCGCCTCCAATGAGGAACCCGATCGATGCGCACAGAAGCTTTTCAAAGCGACTTCTCATCGTTGCCTGGAACGACTGGCGGCGTTTCTTGCCGGCGACCACTGCTTCGGGTGTGACGGGCATGCTCGCCCATTCACGGAGTTCGGATAGACGGGGTAATTCGGTAGTAGCCATTTCAAAAGTTCCCTCTCTGTTTGCTGTCCGGGTACCGTACCTCTATCGGTACGACCGTGCAACACATTAGCCAGGATTTTTGAAACTTTGCGGATACCGTTCACACAAGAGGGCCGATGGTAAGCTGGCACCAGCCTTCCAGAATTCCTCTCTGTGGGTCACGAAAAGCCGTTCATGGGTGAGCCCGGACGGCTTTTCGTTTGTCTCGATTTATTTGCTGGTTTCCTGTGCGTCGACGGTCAGGTCCGCGGCGCTGGCATCCACAAAGCAGGTTGAAATATCGGGGCGTCGAGAGTCGGTGATGTCAAACACCACTGCTCGTAAGCCAGCGCATTCATCGGGTCCAAGGTTGTCCTCGTTGCCAACGATGTGATCAACCTCATGAAGCCTTAGCCGTCGATCGTCTGACTCCTTGAGAAGTGCAGGGATGCATTCAGTGAGTCGATCAATGGCTGCGTCGTAGTCGTTACTAGGGGTGTGCCCGACGTATCTGTTTGGCGAACCGAGCGGGAAGTGTTCGCGTGTGTACGTCCGCGCTTCCGTCACGGTCAGCAAATCATCCTTGATGGCTTGTAGCCCCTCCGGCGTCATAGCCCGTGTTTCCTCCGTTGTGCTCTGAGGTGTCTTGCTTCGCGATTGCATATCAAACAGCTCTGCAATCTCACACCATGGCGCATGGAATTTGAAATTGCCGTTGCCGCAATCGACGCAGTAACCGTCTTCGTTGTAAGCCCACTCGGGCCGGTCTTTGTGTTGGCGTTCTGAATAGGGCGTTGTGCCGACATCACGATGCCAACTGTCAATTTCGTCTTGGCTTGGCGTAGGAGTCCCGGCACTTTCCCGGTGTTCATTGTGGGCGTAGACGACAATCTCGCTGATCTCACTTACCAGTTTGTCGACGTCCATTGTGAGCTGACCGCCCCGCATGCCATCGAACATGTTTGCGTAGATAGCGTCTGCTATCGATTCTTGCGAGATGTCAGTCACGACACGGCCGCTTCTTTTGCGGCGTAATACTCACTCAACGAAACAGGCGTGAATACCTTGTTGCCAGTCCACTTCGCCCGCTCATCCCAAATCACGTAGAGCGTGTCTCCGTATTTGTGGACACCAGGCGAGTAGACATGGCCGTCAAACGCAGCGCCGTCAATTGACATGCTGTCTCTCGGAACGCCGAATTGCTTGAGCTTGCTCATGACGTCCACGCCTTTGAGGGAGGCCATCCACTCACGGGCTACTTTACCTGCCTTGGTTCTGCGATTCGGAGTCAGGTAGTCGTTGGCCTTGAGCTTGGCCCAACCTTCTGGGTATGTCTCCGCCGTTTCGTTCTCGCGTCGGGCAATGCCAGTGATTTGCGTAACGCCCCAGTTGTCGATTGTCCAGAAGTCTCGGCCGTCGATCTTGGATGTTCGTAACCGTTCGCGCCAGGCGGCGTACTCTGCGGTTGCCTCGTCCCACACCGTGACAACTTCTGGGTCGCTGGAGGCAAAGGCTTGTACCTCGCTCATGATCCCTCCGTCAGCCGGCCAGTCTTAATCAGCCATTTTTGCACCTTGGTCCAGTTGTACAGATGCACCGTAGTAGTGCCTTGTTTGCGCGGCAGAGGGAACATAGGGGAGCGCGAGGCCCACCGCTTAACGATTTGAGGGTCGTAGGGGTGGCCGTCTCGACCCATCACGCCAAGAGCCGTCATGCGTTCTACTATTTCTCCGGCCGTCAGCCATTCATGTGTTGTCATTATCTGGTAGCGTACCGCCATAGGTACGTGAACGCAAGAACACGTTATGAACTATTGGGGGCCAGCTTGAGCAAACGAATGGTGGTCATCGTCCCATCGCGTGGACGACCTCAGAACATTGAGCGTCTTATTAAAGCGTGGAGCGAAACCAACGCGTCAGCTGATTTGCTGGTAGCCATCGACAAAGACGATCCCGAAGTGCCGCGCTACATGGAAGTGCTCGCGCCGACCTGTAATGATTTACACGTTGCCATTGAGCCTCGTCGGCGTCTGTGCGGCACTCTGAATCATGAAGCGATGCGCGTGGCCGACAAGTACGACGTAGTGGGGTTTCTTGGAGACGACCATCTCCCGCAAGGGGATTGGAGCACGGCGGTTGACGACGCTCTCACGGAGATGGGAACGGGCATTGTCTACGGTAACGATTTGATTCAGGGACCAAACCTTCCCACCGCTGTCTTCATGACTAGCGACATCGTGCGGGCTCTTGGCTATATGGCACCTCCGGCGCTAGTCCACCTATTTCTTGACAATTATTGGAAGTCGATAGGTGAAGCAATCGGGAGATTGCGTTACCTTCCTGACGTGATTATTGAGCACCTGCATCCGCTGAGAGACGCCTCACTGCACGATGCCAGTTACCAAGAGTCGTGGTCATACGAGAATGCGGACGCGCTTGCATATCGGTCGTTCGTGTCTCATGGCGAGTTCGCACAAGACGTACAGAAATTGCAACAACTACTGAGCGAAGGAACAGCTGCGTGAAACTTATATTCAGATATTCAGGACTGACTGGGACGGTCAGTCGTAACGATCCGCCCAAGCGATGGCAGACTGAGCTGTACGGCGATGAGGTACCTCGCATTCCTAACATCGGTGAATCCGTAGAAGGCCCTGACCACCGTACGTACTTAGTCGATAGCGTGGCATGGGCTCCCTGGGGAGAATCGGGTTGGCAAGAAGACGTTGACGATCCCCTCGTGAGTGGGCCATACGTGATGCTGATATTGCGAGCTGGTTAAACAATGAACACAGCCGTAGTTTCAGGCAACGAAGGATTCGTTGGGCGTCACATCAGCCAGGCGTTAGAGCGAGAAGGTTTCGATGTCGATGGTTTCGACATTAAGACTGGCCTTGACGCTCGAGATTGGTTCCGCAATGCATATGCAGATGAAGCGCCTGACGTGTTCGTGCATTGCGCTGCGGTAGTTGGAGGCCGAGCAAACATTGACGGCAAACCGTTAAGTGTTGCGCAGAACTTCTCTATCGATGCCGAATGCATTCAATGGGCGTTGCGTTGTCGTCCTCGCAAACTGGTGCTGTTCTCGTCAAGCGCCGCTTATCCGATCGACTTACAAGACGGAGTGATGTTTGAAGGGACTCTGCCTGAGTATGCCATTCGACTGGACGACATTGAAATGCCTGACCAGGTTTACGGAACAGCAAAACTCGTGTTAGAGATGCAAGCCGAGAAGGTGCGCGAGGCTGGACTTGATGTGATCATTCTTCGCCCGTTCTCCGGCTGGGGCGAGGATCAAGACCTCACTTACCCGATGCCGTCGTTTATCGAACGAGCAAAGCGGCGTGACGATCCATTCCAAATATGGAGTGATGGCGAGCAGGTGCGCGACTGGTTGCACATTGATGACATCTGTGACGCAATCCTTACAATGGTTCGACAAGACATTTCCGGCACGGTGAATTTGTGTAGCGGCGTCGGGACATCGTTTAACGATCTCGCTGGAATGCTCTGTGAGATCGTCGGTTACTCCCCAGAATTCCAACACATTCTCAGTGCTCCCAAGGGAGTCCAATATCGCGTCGGAGACCCAGCCAGGATGAACCAGTTCTACCTGCCGAAGTTCAACCTCAGAGAGCGGTTAGAGCAGGCAATCCACGCATAAATCTTCTGCGCACCCTACGCTTTTGAGTGGAGGTGGTTGGAGTGAAAAAACGCTACCGGGTCATTGCTATCGGCCCATCTCAGACAGTCGCCGTCACGCGGACATGGACTCGCAAGGGTGCTCTAAAGAAGATGAGCCATTACCCGCAGCCGACGAAGCGAGAGGGCGGCCTATGGGCCTTCCGAATCGAGAAGGCTGCTTAGCCCGTATACGTCCACATGCTGCAGTGGTCCATGTAAACGTTTGCGTCTAACGAGGGTTGAGAACCAGAAAGCGGATTCTCCGTCTGAGCCATCCAGAACATTGGTTCGGCCGGGTGAACGGAAGTTGACATGACGGGCGTCGTCATGTCATCGAGGAAGAACTTGACTCCAGTCGGCGTCCACTCAAGTGCTGAGGTATGCCACGTGGCATACGTAGCTGATCCCGTAGTATAAAACGCCGCGTTGGTCGACGGAGACAACGGCTTATGCACAAAGCCACCGATGGTGCTGTTTAAGTTTCCCTCGGGAAAGTCCATCTCATTGGTCCACGCCCAGGTCTTGGGCCACCACAGCCAAGCCGTCTTCCACAAGGCAACTTGATCGGCTTTGAAGCGCGTCTCGACACGTCCGTAGAGCATTGCCGACGCTGCAGCTCCAGCCCCGTATGAACCGAGATTCGGATACGGATTTGCTCCGACTCGTTTACCGGTGCCGTCGTTGTGGATGAGGCGCATACGCATGCAGTTGCCCGTAGAACCGCTGATGCCAGATACGACGCTCATGTTGTTGATGCCGTAGTAGTCGCCTGTGCCGTTTTGCGAACCGTAAGTCGTTAGGTAGGTCTGCGCGCCCCAGTTCTTGTATGAGCCAAGTCCCTGGGCGTGATCGCCGTTAACGCCGAACATTGAACCCTCGGCAACGGTGCCGGCAGAGAAGTCATCGAAGAAAACAAGATTCCACGGGCCGCCGATTCCACCTCCGACACCACCTCCAGAACCTCCAGAGACACCGCCAACCCCGGCCTTTTTATTGACCGAAAGATGAGCGCCCATTACGACGTTCCGAAATAGGCTTTTTGATTACTGCGTATCGCTGCTTGTGCCGTAGCGTCGATGTCAACTAGGAACACAATGGCCTCGGAGATGGACGCGCCGGTAACCGATTGTATTGCGTTGCCCGTATTGCCGACACCGATCTTGGTGAATGAGAAGGCCCCGACAGATGCGGTCAAGTGTGAATTGACACCGTCGACCCAGGTATCCATGGTGGTTGCACCGTTGTCGATTTGTGTCATGAGTTGCTGGAGCTGCGAGTAAACGGCACCGCCGGAAGCTGCCAGTGATGAAGCGTTGTGACGTGTAAGCCAAGCCTGGGTAGGCGTCGCTGAGCCGTTGCGAGCAAAGAGTTCGGCGCCAACGTTGTCTGAGTTGTCGGTGTTGCTGGCTCCCCACACTGTCAAGAACCGCGGCGCGGCGGTCGTAACCGAATTGGTCATCTTTGCTACTGCGGCGCCTGACACGATCGTTCCCGTGTATGCCGTGAAGGCCGTACATGACATTCCTCGGGCGGCATCGGGTGAAAATAGGCTAGGGATAGATTTGGTACCCGCTACATCTATTGCCCCGGATGCGTAGATGCGCCACATGTTGGCCTGTGTCGCTTGCACGAGGTCATGCCCATTCCCGGATTGGTCATACCACTTGCTTATGTAGCCCGTTGTCCCAGCGCAGAACGTAGCGAGAGTGCCTACGTCCAAAGTTCCGCCTGCTGTAAAACCGATGTCTTGCGGGGTCGAGTCACTTGCTCGAGTGACCTGGATCGCGCTTCCCGCATACGCAGCAGCCAGTTGGCGTAATCCATAAGCGGCGAATGCAGTTGGTACGCCAGATGTGTCGAGCAGCAACGGTGCGGCACCTGTATATCCACTGACTTGGTAGCTAACGCTGGTTCCGTTGTTGGCCACGCAGCGGATGAGTAGGGATGCGTATGCCTTGGCGGTCGAATAAAGCGCATCGGGCTCAACTACTGATGCACCTGATGCAGCGACGATTGAATCCTGGTGAGCTGAGCCTTGAGTAACGAGCGCCCAACTGCCCACACCTAGCGTTGTGTCGTTAGGCAACGTGAGGACACAGCCGATTGAGTTTGTGAGTTGACGTGACGAGCCCCACGGAATATCTATACCTAGAAGGGCAGTAGCGGCCGTGTAGTTGGCTTGGTCGTCGCGGTAGTTCTTGAGAACGTGAGCGCCGAAGTCATTGTCTTTATCAAGACGAGCCAGGCTTGCAGCTGGGTAATAGGCGCTTGTTGCTAACCAGCTTGTGCCGTCACCAATGAATTCATATGCCGACTTCAACATGGGAAACGTAGGCGGCGTGGATTCAAAGCTCCCGGTAAGCGTGGGGGGGGTTGTTCCGGCCTTCCACTTCACACCCCATTTTTTGTTCAGCGTTGGTGTTGGTGCTGTGATCGCAAAGCCACCACTCGCAGAAGTGGTATCGGCGACTATGTAGTCCCATGCCGCGGCAGTAGCCGGCGCGGTCACGTTGTTGCGCAAGTTCCAGGAGCTACCGCCACCGCCGCTGGCAAACGCCACTGAGTTTGTATAGGCCTGTGCCGTTGCCAATGCAGCCGCCGCTGCTCCGGCCGCGTCGAACCCCGATGCCGGCTGGGTGGCTGCGGAACCTAAACCCAAGTTCGTGCGAGCCGACGCCACGTTGTTCAAGTCAGAAAGGTTGTTGATGGCGAACAACGCTCCAGCCCCGCCGCTGCCTGCTGCGACAGCATTCGCATAGGCCTGGGCCATGGCGTAAGCACTCGCCGCCGCCCCCGCGTTATCAAACCCACTTGCGGGTTGAGTGGCCGCAGAACCAAGGCCGAGGTTGGTGCGCGATGTCGCGACGTTGTTCAGATCAGAGAGGTTGTTGGTTTTGAGAAGCCCAGTGTTTGTGTCGAGGGTGTCGGCGATGTCTTCTCGCACGTCGATCTTGCGGGCAAGTAGTGCCGACTCGACATAGATCCAGTACGTGCCGGGTGTCGCGTAGATCTCGGCTTCACCCGTGTTGTCGGTCATCAGCGTCGAACTACCGACGGTCGTGGACTTAGTGCGGTCGGTGTACGTCGTCGCAGATGCGGTAAGAGCTGAGTCGGTCCAGACCGTGAACGATGTATTTTTTATGAGTTTCGAGTTCTGGTCAAAAAGGGCATCCGCCCATCGACCTGCATACTGATCCGACACCAGATCGCCCCTTATTTGGTCGATGCTTCAACGAACGTCTGTTAGGTGTTCGCGGGCATCCGGCGCCGCTGACGCCCACATTGTAGGCGAAAGTTTCAAGTTCTTTGATATATTGCCTGATCATGGGGAACCTGACGTATGCCGACGTATCGGAACACCAGCCCAACGCTGATTTCGTCGGCATCCGTAAGCAGAGCGATGTAATCGCAGCTCGGACTGCTTACGGAACCCGTCTTGATCTCACGATGCCCAGCCGACGAGACAAGATCCGAGCCGCTCAGTTCCAGGTCGTGATCTGGTACATGTTCCTTCGGGCATCCCAGGACGCTCGGAAACAGGCTGAGGCCACAATTGCCATGATCGGCGATCTGTTGCCCAATGAATTCTTCTGCGTGGATTACGAGAGTGACTCAAGCCACCTTTTGCGCACGTCGGGCGCCGAGGCGTCATTCGATTTGGCGACAGCCTCCTCGTCCATGCCCACCGTGGATCAGCGCAATCTTGCCGCTCAGACTTTTGAAGATCATGCCAAGCGCAAGACGCTGATCTACATGAACGCGTCTACCGCGGGTATTTACCCGGACCCCTCAAGACCCCTTTGGGCCGCTGCTTATCAGAAATCGGAACCCTCGATTAAGCACGTTGCCTGGCAGCATACGAATGCCGGCGGTCCCTGGGCGGGCTGTGGACACTGTGACACGTCAACCTTTCACGGCACCTCTGAGGACTTTCTCGGAGCTCTCGGGCCAGTCCAACATTCTTCACTGGCCCCTTGTGTCGCCATCGCGGCAACCAAAACAGGTCAGGGCTACTACCAAGTCGGGGCCGATGGGGGAGTCTTCTGCTACGGCGACGCCCAGTTCTACGGCTCGATGGGCGGCAAGCCACTGCAGGCGCCGGTCGTGGGAATGCAGGTCACGCCATCAGGCGGGGGTTACTGGCTCGTTAGTGCTGACTACGGCATCTTTGCCTTCGGTGACGCTCCCTTCTTCGGGCACTTCACCCCCAGCCGATGACTCCTCAACGCGTTCTCATCATTGACGATGATTTGATGACAGCAAAGATCACGTCGCTTTCGCTCGAGCGCCTCGGTCACAACACAACCGTCCGTGAGGACGACTGGGCCAACGCTGCAGAGGGCGTGAATTGGGATGACTACGACGCCGTAATTGTCGATCGTCATCTCGGCACTTTCGACGGGATGGGAATCCTTGAATGGCTGTGTGAACATCAACCGCGTGTAAAACGCATTCTCTTAACGGTGGACTCCTCTACTCCCGATCTTCCTTACGTGGAATTCCGATTCATCAAACCGAGCTCAACCGCGATGCTTGCCATGGCGTTGGAGTCAGACAGATGAGCGACATAGGGGCAAACAGACGTATTACCGATGTTCACGTTGCTGAACTCTCGGGCGAAATCAAAACGCTAAACGTCAAAGTCGATGGCCTTAAAGAAGGCACCGAACGAGGCTTTGTTCACGTCGAGCACTTGATTACCGATCAAGGCAAGACGACAGAACTACGCATGACTTCGTTTATGGAAGACGTTCGCCAGCAGATGGGTTTTATGTCGGATGCGATTCGCAGTGTCTCTGATGAACAAAAACGCCAGGGTGATGTTCGTAAGGATCTCACCGGGATAGTCGATGAACAAAAGCGTCAAGGCGATGTTCGTCTAGACGTTACGCGACTGGAGAACACAGTTCGCTGGATCAGCCGTACGTCCGTCGCCGCAATGATCACTGGCGTTACCAGCATCGTCACAGTTCTTTTGCTCCATGCGTTAACCAATCAGGTTTACCCCTGATCCTAGAAAGGGAAATGAAAATGCTGCAATTCCTCAAGACATTCGTAAGTGAACTCGCTGCGGCCAACCCGGCGCGTCTTATCGGCACAGTCATCAGCGTCATCTCTGGCGTGTCCGCTTTCATCGTGACTCTGCAGCCGGCGCTTTCAAAAGTCAACGGTTGGGGACAGGCTGTGATCGTCATTGCCGCCGCGGTGATTCCGTTCATTCAAGCGCGCTACACAACCAAGCTGGTTTCGTTCTCCGTAAAAAAGCGATCCAACGCTAAAGGCGTCAACTAGAGCTAAGGCACCGCTCGTAAAAGCTGCGTTCGGAGTCAATCTCGCCAGGCGTCCATTCCTCGCCAGCCTCTTGGAGACGACGGCATATCTCGTCACTCAGAAGCGAACTGTCGAATCCAATATGGACATCAAGACAGATCCGCTCCCAAAGCGTCATGACTAGTAGCGCCGCCGTGGGCGCATTGCCCCGAACTTCATAACTCTGAATCTACTTCGTTGCTATCGGCGCATTGCTCGATTTCTTCGGTCATTTTGGGTATCAATTCTGCTGGTTTCGCAATATGCCACCAGTCCCTACTGTGTGAATCCAAAAGTTGTGGTGCCAGTGAATGTGCAGACCACAAACCTCGCAGAGTCGGCCCCACTTGCTCAGCCTCGGTGGCCAAGTCATTACCGGGTTGCGCCTTCGCCTAGCTCAGTGCGGATGCGTGGCCAGAACGCCATCATGACTTCCATCCAGTCTTGATGTGCTTTCTTGAAGGTTTCCTTGCATGCCTGGTAATCCCCGAACTTCGTCGCGTCAATCAACGCACTCTCAGCCTTGAGGGCTTCTAGCGCCGCTATGCGCTCTCGCCAAGTCTCGTCTGCATGTTGCAAGATCCTCTCTATCGGGATTTCGCCGCCAGGAGAACCCGTGTCAGGATTCGTCTGCCGCGCCAGGTTTACGACCGTCTCGTTGGCTAGATGTCGTTTGTCCACATGAATACCCCAAGCTGTTCGGCGCCAGCCAACGCGTAGGTGAGCGCCCCTCGTCTCTTTGCTCCGCCAGCCTTGGACTTTCGGGTAACGCCAATACGGGTCGGATGTTTCACGGCTAATCGACATGCTCCACCAATAGAGGCCTTCGCGGTGCTTCATTGTTTCCGCCTTGGGTCTGACTCACCACGGAGCATCGCTGGAACTACCTCTTGATAGGGACACGGGCTCCCAAAGTGAAAACCTTCATGCGTTATGTAATGCGTGTCGAAAGCTGGATTCAACCAGTCGCACAATTGTTCAATTCGTGTGATCACATCCACGTCAAACAGAACGGCCAGTTTTACGTTTTCAGTCCCGCACATTTCTTCGGCTGCTGGTAATTCGGCGATCGCATTCTCGTGACTGGTATGGACTTCCGCGTCCCAATCGTCCTTCCAGGCGCCGTCGCGGTTGCTCGTAAGGACCATCCAACCAATGGGACCACTCATGACTGCTGCTTTTGGTCTGACACCGCTTGGGCCTTTGCTTTGTTCCACAGCACAATCGACTCATCGTCAACAGCATCAACTTCGTTGAGATCGTCGCCCACGTCTTCGATGAGCTGAACCCAATCACCCTTGGCTGCGTTCTGCATGACGTGATCCATCCACTGAATCGAACGGTTGACTGCCTCTGCATGCATTCGAGCGCAAGAATCTCGCTCAGCGATTAGGCGGTCTACCTCTTCTAAGAGCTTCTCTACGTCTACGCGCGAGTGTGCAATGAACTCGGCGTCCGCTGCTTCCATCTCGACATCCGTTGAGCATGACGTTGACCAACTGCCTTCACGGTGTTCGATGTAAATCACGTCGTCAGTGCTCGTGGAGTGCTCCCAGCGTGACCCGCCGATCAGCGTCTTTGGTTGGCGGTCCTCCCAGTACCATGGGCCAGGCGTTGCCTTTGTTAGTCGTTCTTGTATTTGTGAAAGCTCAGCCGCGTTCACAGCGCGCCTTCAAGTTCTCGTCAAGATGCTCAACGCAGTGAGAGCATGGGGCCGCTTTATGACAGCTGCATCCGTCACATTCTTCGTCGTTTTGTGAGCCGAGCCGCTCATGCATCGCCTCGACGTTGGCCTTGGCTTGTTCTTGCGTCTGGTTGCCCAGGGTATCGGGGTGGACTGGAATGTCGTTCTCAACCGCCCATTGCCAGAGCCACTCGCCATAGCTGTCACCCGCGTCGGCTGCTGACCAAATGTCGTACGCGACCGCATTGGCCTTGACGGTATCGACCGCGACCAAAGCCTTCAACGCTACGACTGTCTGGTACCAGCCCTGCATCGCAGTTAGTTGGGCAAAGTGCAGAGCTTTGGATTCTTTAGTCGCGTCGTCACCGAACATGTCGTCCGCGTCCATCGCTTCAAGACGAGCCAGAGCAATGCCGATGCTCACTTTGATCATTGCATCTGCGGTGGCATCTTCGGGTCGAGATGGCCAGTGACCGTTAGTATGACGGTTCAGCCGCACGATGTACTCGACATCAGATACGGGTTGAGTTGTGCTCATATCGTCCCCGGCATGTCGCCAGGTTGCACAAGATGCAGTCCGGTAGACGCCTCAATTAGCGAGGAGCCAACGCTCCGTGCAAGTTCCGTGGGCATACTCACTATCGTCATACCCGTGGTGTGTTCGATGCGCAACACGATAATTTTGGAACCGTCTTCAACGGCCATCTGTTGCACCATAAAACCGACCGGGCCAGGCTGAGCTAAATGGCCCGGTCCTGGGATGTCTTGACTGCTCATTTGTTCCCCTTGAGTCTCTCGTAGGCCTGCAGCATCGCCACTACATCCCCCTGCATCGTTGCTTTGTGAGCAGATGCGAGGTCTTCTTTGATCATTGCCACACCAAACCAACCAGATTGTGGCGGGAGTGACGCGTACATGGTTAACAGTTCTTCATTACGGACAATCTCTTGTGGCAATAACTCGCCGAGCGATTGCGTTTCGGATATAGCCATTATAAAATCCTCTCTGTTTTAGGCAACGCTTGAATGGTGTACCCGTCGTTTTCGTCGGGGACGCATTGAATGCTAAGAACTCCGTCGAAGTCCATGACGTGGATTCGTGAAACCTTCACTGGGCCAGTCAGAGACAGCACGAGTTCAAAGGCGTTTGTGATGGCGTCTAGAGAACGTCGTATTTCTGCGAGTTCAGCTTCATGATCCATCTGAAAACACAGCGCGGCGACTACTGCTTGGTTCAGCACGTGGTCAGCCACTGCTAACTGTCTGTCGTCAGTAGCGTCGAGGAACTGCTGTCGCCACGCTGCGGCAGTGAGCGCAATCGTTTCGTCGACCATTTCAAAGTCCTCTCTGTTGTAGATCTTCGTACGCTTCTTTGCGTTTTGCATCGCTGATCTTGGTGTAGCCAGCAATCGATCCCAAACCGCGATGACCAAGTGTCTCAGCGGTCAATCGCGCGTCGCCCATCGATTCTTGGAGCAATGTGCCGAGGGTGTGACGTAAGCGATGTGGGTGGAAAGGCGGGATGCCAACCCTCATCGAGAACTGTCGACAAATGTAGTTCGCACCTTGGATTGAGAGTCGGCGAATCTTGTTGTTCTGAGCTGTCGAGAGACCAATGAACAGAGCAGGGGAGTCGTCAGTCCGATTCTCCAAGTAGTCCTTCATGGCTGCTCGCGCTCGCATCGTGACCTCGACAATCCGTTCTTTGTCGCCTTTACCGATGATCCGTTGACGCTTGGGTATGTAACGCTCTATGTCGAGGTTTAAGGCTTCCGAGATACGAGCGCCAGTAGACAGCAGAAACAGGACCAGCGCCTTGTCTCGGCGGTCCTTAGCCGTCTCTCCGGGCTCTTCAAGGTAGGCGAGCACGGCTATGCGAACGTCGTCATCAAGAGGCTTAGGCAGGCGTTCGGGGATCTTAGGTATGTCGATCAGCACGCCGAGGTCACCCGGTGTCCATTCCTCGCGGGCGGCGAATTTGAGGAACGACCGTAAGGCGATCAGCCGGCGCGCTCGAGTCGCCATCGCCAGAGGTCGGCGGTTGCCTTTGGGGCCTGTATGAAGTCGCGCTAGATGGCGCTGGTAATCGCGGAGCACCTCTCTGTTGATGTCTTTGACATTCGTGACAGCGGAAAATTCAACGAAACGGGAGAGGTCAAAGTCGTATCCTTTAACTGTTCCCTGCGCCGCATGCTTGTCGAGCTCTAGCCATGAGAGGTACTCGTCGATTGCCTGGTTGAGTTTCATTCAAGCTCGCCAAGAGGGAGGGCCAATTTGACGTGACCGACTAGTCCACCATTACGTCGAGCAATACGGCCGAGCTTTTGTCTCGTCTCGGGATTGTCTCCGCCATCAAACCGCTCGATGCCTCGCATTGGTGCCGCAGAGGGATCTACGAACTGTAAAACAGGCTCGCAGTGATCAAAGCGAACGACGTGGAAATCACTTCGGAACGCCGGACATACGGAAGCTGAGAAGTCGAGGCAGGGCTCACATGTGGGGGGTGCATATGAACAAGCAAAGACGCGGCCGTGCATCTCGACTTGGTGCAATGCCATTGTCGTTACCCGAAGTTCGCTGCGCTCCATCTGTTGATCGCATGTCGAGCAGTGAGACAACATGACTGAACGTCGTTGCCGCTCTTCGTTGATTGACGCAAGCAGCGGCGTCCCTGACCGTTGACGACCTTCGCTATATAGCGCCCAGCGTTTGCCGACAAGTGGGTCCATGCGCGCAATGCCCCAGCGTTCAGAAGACCATGAAGCGACATGGGGAACGGGCACTCCGGCGTTGGTCAGTGGTAGGTGAGCCAGATGATCAGGGATCGTGAGTCTCATTCGCCCCACACAACCACTGCCGCGGTGATCATGGCTTTGATGTGATCATCTTGCTCAAGTTCGGACTTCTCGTCATCTGTTGGCTTACGAATGCCGTGCTCGGTGAAAAATCCAATTCGTTTGCAGTAAGCACAAATACTCACGTCACCCGGTGTGGGTGTGTTGGTGTGGTCTGACGATGAATATCCATCGTTGGGAGATCCGCAGTAAGGGCAATTAGTTGTGAAAATGGGAGAGAGCGATCGAGCTTGTTCGACGTGACTCCTGCGTGTGTCGTATTGAGCAATAGGCTTTTGTGTCTTGCGCGCCTGCTCAACGGCGTATGCGTAATACTCGCAAGTTTCAGAGCAGGGAACCATGACAAAAGCATTCGTTTTGATGTGGTTGCCAATCACACAGCCACAGGGCAACCGTTCGGCGTCCTTAATTTCAGAACTATTCATGACGGCCTTACGACTTCCATCTTCATCGCGTCTGTGGTGACGAAGGTAGTGATTGAGTCGCCGAAGGCTTTCTGCGTGATCTCCTGTAAATCTTGGAGTCCGAAGAAGCCGTCATCGAAATCATCGCTAACTGTGAACACGACAACATCGCCAGGGCGTGGGCGGTACACCTGGACTGACTGAATTTTATTGAAGTTGATTTTACGGCGCTTCACGAGGCCCCTTAATGACAGGAACGCCATCGCGGTCCATAAGTCGATAGCTTGCTGATTCTTTGAATGGCTTGCGATACAGGGCGAGCATGCTGCGAATGCGTGAGCACGTGCAGGGAGCCACGGTGAAAGCACCCGCGACATTCTTTCGCTTCACAGAGCGTTTGTTAATCCGAACGAAATTGGCATAGTGGCATTCGGAACGGTGGACGTGTACGCCCCAGTGCCAGTTCATCCATGTCACTGCCGAACGCCATTTGGCACCGTCAACAGTTCGTAGAGGGCGTTTCATCGGGCACTCCCCATGTCTGCCGTTTGCAGTTCTTGGATTCGTATTTCAAGCGCTGTTATGTGCCGGACTAGGTAGGTCTCCCGAATGATGGGGTTCTGGCCACCGGACTTTATGTACGCCTCGTATTCATCCCAGGCGCTCATCGGCTCTTTGAACTTTGCCATTTTTACTTTCTCGCTTTGCGTTTCGGGGGAACGGGGATAGGCCACACTGCGCGTCTTACGACGTGTCGCGTGAGCCGTCCGCGCTTAGCAGCTCGTACCGTTTTGTAAATGCGACGCGTTCTCAGAATGCCGAACATTCACTCATCCTTGGATTTGCAGTCATGTAGCGGAGGGTTGCCCCAGCGCAGTTCGTCGTCACGGAACCAAACGATCGACTCGCAGCCGGAACACTTGAAGCTGGACATGTAAATGTCCCTGCCAGGCCGACGACGAACCTGTCTTTTGCTCTCTGGTAACAGCTCCCACTTATTCATGGTCGTCTCTTGAGTAATCCGAACCACTTGGCGCAGGACTGCTTAGACAGTCTTGGGGGCCGACTGGCCGAGGACAGCGCCAAGTGGACCGCATCACTCAGGATTGGTTGCCGTTGAGCCATGCCACACGTTCGGCGGCTTCGCCTTTGGATTCATGGTCGGTGTCAGTGTGCCACTCACCGTCAGGGGCGTAGTAGCCGACCGTCCAAAGTTCTGACTCTGTTTGCTTATAGACCCACATTTCACAGTTCCTCTCTGTTGGGGGATACCCTAGCACGTCACTGGTTTAAATTGTCGTTTTCTATTCTCCGAGCAGACCGCTTCTTGTGACGACCTGATTATCGCTTGGTGTTCAGCAAAGGTGACATCTATGCCGTCAAAAGCATCGGGTAACACGCATACGTTTTCTTGCCATAGATAAATCGCGTTCGGACCGTCGCAGGTTGCGTCGTCGTAAACATGAACCGCAAAGAAGACGTAGATCTTTTTGACATGCGCTAGGTGGCGATCACAAAGCAACTGATTGTCAAGGTCCGAAGAGTAGAAAACATGTTGAGCGGCAGGCTCGGCACAATAGTTTTCAGGAGTTCCCCAACTACAGATTCCGTCAGGAGCGGGACCGCCAGTCTTTGGGGGCCTTAGGTTCACTTGCCCACTCGCTCGTCATACCAGGCCATATATTGCGCTGCCGTCTTGTCGTTGACGGAGACCTTTCGGGCTACAGCTTTGGCGACGGCGAGTGCTTCATCGCTGGTAGCAAACCGGAATGGTTTCCTGTTCCGAGGTCTCCAAGTGCCTCGTGGAGTCTTCCCTTTAGCGCTTGTGCGAGAGAACTCATATTCCATGTGAGCGACTGCCCACCCAGTGCCCCGCCATCTCACTACGATTGTCCAGATGTGGTGCTCGGGGTATGAAGCCGGAACGGCACTGACGGTGAACTCAGGGATTACCCGTATGCCCTCAGCCTTCGTCATCGCGTTCGCTCCTATGGCTTGTGTCTTCATCGTGCAGTGGACAGGGCATCTCCGGGCGTACTCGCACGCGCCCCCGCAATGCTCATGCGAACATGGTCCGTACACGTCTCCTTGAATGCATAACAAGTCGTCGTCATGCGGACAGATGCAGGCTGCGTCACTCATGTGGAGGATCTCTCTTGCCCCACATGCCGCAGGGTTGGCCGCCCGTATCCGCTCCTAAGCATGCAGGGCAAGCACGCTCGAAACCTTGGTAACCGTCGTTGTATCCCTGCTCGTAGTCCGAACTACTGCCGCTTGGTTCCCAGGTCGAGTCGTGACTTTCACGGCTGTCGTCGACGCCTTTGCGGTAGCCAGCTCGATAACTTCGATCTTGGGTCACTTCTCCCCCTGTGTCGTATCCACCGTCGATTCGTCACTGTGACGAATGTCGCGTGTATCGGCCCACTCCCAAAGACCGAGCTTGCCGGTCGCTAGTTGGGGTGTATCAAAACAGATCGGGTTTGACAACACCCAGTGCCAATGATCGTCAAATGCCCACTTGGAATCGCTGTCGTTGACGCAATCAACAAGCTGCACCGTCCCGATGATGTGGCCGGCGGCGAAGTTACCCATCCAGGCGAGTGCTCCATTTGCGCTTTCTCCTACGGATAGGGATTCGGACCACTTATTAGTCTTGAACTGTTTTACCGTGATTGAGGCCTTGGCAACATGGATCGCGATACGGCCGCGGTAGTGGGTTCGCTGCTTCCTGTTTTCGACATCCTTTAGCCCTGTCATGATCAGGTGGGCATATGGTTGTTTCACGGTGAGAGCTTTCATGTGGTTTCTCCCCAAATGTGTCCGCGGTCAAGCGCCTCATCCACCATTGAGCGATCACTAGAAATGCACCATTGCCGCGCCTCACGCAATACTTGTTTCAGGATGAAACCGGAGGCCACAGTGGCTTTACGGTCACCAGTCCCACCTTCTAGCCGTACAACCCAGCGAGCCATTGTGAAGACGGGGTGAGCGGTTATCGTTACCCATGCGCCATCTACATAGCCATTGAGACGTTCAGCCTCCCAAAGTAACCGTTCGGCTTTCACGGCTTCTCCCCTGGCTTCCACAATTCGTCTGCGTGATCGCCCAACTCTCGCTTTGTTCCATCGTGATACTCATCACACGCACCGCAGAACTTGAATCGAATGTCGTTCGGGTTGTAGCTAGTTCGTTCGCATTTGGGACAAGTGATATTCGGCTGGTCCGTGCTCACGGGTTCTCCAATCTGAACACCAGTAATGTGCTGTAATTGCGCCTTGCGTGGACTTGCCTTACTCCTGCTGGTTGTGGCCGATAGCTGGAGATGTGCAACATATCGACTAGCCGACAACCGAGCGATTCAGCATGGTCAGCAATCATGCGGATTTGCCAGTGGACTTTGCCTGACTCTTCCAGTCCTTATCGAGGTACCCGAGACGCGCTACGTCCGCGATGAGTTCGGCGTTGTTTAGCCAGGCACCGTTTGCCATGACGGCAGTTGGTGTGTCTATCAAGGCAATCTCGCTCATGGAGAGTGCTCCCCTTGCAGAACATAGACAGTCAGGTCAATTGAGCTTTGAGTAGCCAGTTTTTGTATGGCCGGCCCGACTTCACTCCATTGCAGCCCCCCGATTCCGCACCCAATACGTGGCATGGCGATGCTCTTCATGCCGACTGATTCTGCGTCCTTCAACATTGCTTTCACGGCTATTTCGATCCACTCCAATTGAGCGTCCGGGCCAGGAAGTTGTTGAGTGGCAAGGTTGTAGATCGCGGGTTTGTCAGAGCGCCGCAGGTAGTAGCTGCCGGGATTCAGCAGGCGTGCCTCGCACAGCTCCGCATACCTGTCCTTCATCTTTGGATACCGCCTAGCAAACTCGGCGGCAATGCCGCCACCCATTGAGCCTTGGCAGTTGACGCCATGAGCCAGCGCGTCAACATCAGCGTCAAACAGGTTGCCTACGACCTCGGAATAGCTCACGCAGAGACCGCTTCTGCTATCGCCTTACCGTCGATGTCAACTTCGCTGATCACGACGCATTCACGTGCCTTGCATTTTGGCGTTGCGTATTGATCGGTGATCCCAACCGTCGCGTCCGCTGGTACAGCGCAGAGAAGAAAACGGACATCGGCGCGTCCGCTGTGATATTCCAACGCGTGACGAGGGGTCGGGCCGAAATGCAAACCACCAGCGCAACGGTCCTGACCGTCCCAGTCAGGCGCTGTAACTATTTCCCCTAGCGGGTATTCCATCCCGTGATCGCTGGTTAGTTCGGAATTGACGGCCTTGTAAACCAAAAGCTTGTCGTCTTCGATCTTGACGCCGTGGTACTCCGCCCATTGTGTTGGGTCGGAGAGGTCGATCCCCGTGAGATCAATGAGCACGCCGCCTTCAAAAGTAGCCCGCTGGCTGTAAAGGTGAACGCTCACCAGCTTGCCAACGGTGGCCTTTGAGTTGTCACGAAGGTGGACATTTGAGCTTCCAGAGGCCACGGCATGCGACGATTCCCGCAACACGGCATGCGACGATCCCCACAACACGGCATGCGACGATCCCCACAACTCGGCATGCGACGATTCCCGCAACTCGGCATGCGACGATTCCCGCAACTCGGCATGCGACGATTCCCGCAACTCGGCATGCGACGATTCCCGCAACACGGCATGCGACGATTCCCGCAACACGGCATGCGACGATCCCCACAACACGGCATGCGACGATCCCCACAACTCGGCATGCGACGATCCCCACAACACGGCATGCGACGATTCCCGCAACACGG